CGAAAGCCCCGATGTAAAACGGACCTGAATAGGTCCGGGTGGGTAAGAGCAGAAACCGTGGGCATGCGCGCATAGTAACGATCTTGTTTCGTGAACACGCCTTGAGCCCGGCAGATGCGGCGAGGACCGAAGCTACCGCGGTGACAGGCCGGAAAGACGGCCAACTTTTCTCCTGCTCGGTGTTGGGGAGCCACCCCCAGCGCAAAACACCGGGGCACAAATGCACTGTGCTACAAGTAGCCCGACTCCGGTAGGGTGTGCATACCGGATACCTTTTACAAGAACTTGCTCTTTGTTATCCGGCATTGACGGTCAGCCTTTGCCGGGTTGGCGCCCAGAGAGTAAGTCCTTGTGAGTGGTGAGTCGGGTCTTACCCGAGCTGTTGCAAGAGTAGATGGGTGCGGTGCCACGGTAATGCGTGGTTATCGTCCAGTATGGTAGCGGCAGGCTGGCATTGAGGAAGCGCAACCGGGGTGCCAGACATATGGGCTGGACACCAAGGAAAGAAGCTTTGATCAGTGATGCCCACGTAAGTCCAGGTTCTGCCATAGGAGCCACCATTCACAACTCACAAGTGAGTGCTTTTCGTGGAATGCAGGGGCTGTCTACATTTGAGGCGACACCCCGTCCTTTGTCCACTAAGAGCATTCACTTGTGGGGAGTCAGTAGCTCAGCGGTAGAGTTTGGCATCTTCATTGCCAAGGTCACGGGTTCGAGTCCCGTCTGCTTCCTACAGCTCACAAAACTGCGTTCTGCATCTGGTACAAACCGTTTTCCAACCCTGGGCGGAGCGGCCTGCTGATAGAGCGCAGTTTTGTGGGTAGTGAATGCGCAGGCTGATGCGCAGGTACAGCCTCCTTATTTATTCGTGAACTTGCGGCTAAAGGCACAAGATAGATCGGGCATTTAAGGAATGCCGGGTTCAGCGCCGGTGACTACCCGCTTCAAGTGGCAAAGTGTGTTAGCGTAGTCGGCATGGATGAGGCGGCGGCTTGAAACCGACGCCACCGGCCACAGCAATCAATCACCCAGGAGAAAAGCATGAACGACAAAATCCCTCTGATCACCCCCACTGTTGGGCGCGTAGTGTGGTTCCGCCCGAAAAACACGGAATTCCGTGGCGACAACGGCAATTGCCTGTGTCACGACGGCATTGCCCCGCTGGCCGCGCTGGTGGCCTATGTCCACAGCGATACCGTGGTAAATCTGTCCGTCATTGACCATGCCGGCCGGCAGTTCCCCGTCACGTCGGTAACGCTGGTGCAGGATGGCGACCCGACCGAAAACCTTGCCTTCTACGCCGAGTGGATGCCCTATCAGAAGGGCCAGGCCGCGAAGACGGAAGCACTGGTGCAGGGTATCGCCAAACTGGAAACGGCTGCGGGGAAAACCTGCAAAGGCACCAATTGTGGCGCAACAGATGGCGTCTCGCACTCTCCTGAGTGCCTTGCTGAACACGAAGTAGCCTGCGCTATCCGCGCTAGCACCTGATACCAGACCTCGCTGCGCCTTGACATCAGGGCGCAACCGGGTGTAGTATTTGCACTCCACGTTCTAACTTTTAGCAACCAAGGGTACAAAAAAATGAAAGAACTCGTTTACTTCCGCCATGAACTGTCCGGACTGACAGTCCCTGCTGTCGTTGTTTTCAACCATTCCGGGCCGTCCGACTTCCCGCAGCTGGTCGACCTGACCGTTGACCCCACCGGTGAAGCCGAATCCCTGACCAGCATCGCCTACTACGAATCCGATATTGGCGCGCACGGGATTGCCTTTGGTGCCAAGGATTTCAGCAATCCGGCGCCCCAGGAATTGACCCCCAGCGTGGCGGCCGGCTTTGACGCCCAGGCCACGGCTGCTGCTGCCGCTCCTGCTGCTGCCGTATTCAATGGCCTGCAGCAGGCTGCCTTTGCTGGCGAACCGGAGCCTGAGGTTAATCCCGAGGACACCGTTATCGTGGAAAGCACAACCCCTTTGGTCGACGCCGAAGCCGCCCCGGCTGGTGCCAGCACTGGTGAAAATGCTCCGGCTGCTCCGGTCGACGCCACCTATGCTGCCGCTCCCGAGCAAGCTGAAGCTGCCGCCCCTATCGCTGAACCGGCCTCAGGCGACATCGCTGACGCTGCTCCTTCCGAATAATCCAGGCCAGTGAAAAAACCCGCTGTAATGGCGGGTTTTTTGTGTCTCAAATTTGATGAAACAGGACTGCTATCTTGCTATATTGGACAGGCCATATTTTTGCAACCGGAGAGAGAAATTGAACGTCGAAGCCGTACAAGAAGAAGTAGAGCCCTGCACCCATACCGAGCGCCAGGTGCTGAATGCGCAGGAAACCATCGAGATTACCCTTGCCGGCCTGCGCGCCCGCTGTTTCACGGTGCAGCAGGGTGGCGTGATCGTGTTCCGCGTGCCCGAGAGCACGTTTGAGCAGGCCCGTGCTGTCTGGCCGATCATCCAGCAGACGCTGATGCCCCACAATGTCCGCGGCCTGCTGGTGTCCAATCTGATGACCGTCGATGCGCTGGACCGCGAGGATCTGCTGCAGGCCGGCCTTACTCGCTTTGGGGTGCCCGACGCCAACAACCTGATTGTGGCGCTGGTGCAGGCCTCCATCGGGCTGGACAACGTGCCAGTGAACGTGAAGCTCCGCGATCTGCTGTGTGCTGCTGCCGAGGCCCTGGCCACCACGAAGCATGAACAGGACGTGCTCGAGGAAAAGCTGACCAGGGCCATGACCTATGAAGACGCCGTGCTGGATCCGTCCGAGCTGGTGACCCGCCGGGCCTGCCATAAGCAGTTGGCCAGCATCTACGAGCGCACGAAGGCCTACTTCATCGCCATCACGCAGCCCGGCAACGAGGCGCAGGATATCGGTGACCGCTTCACTGCCATGCGCAAGCAGTCCCTCTTCGCGCGCCGGTTCCTGCTGGATACGCTGATTCAGGAAGTCAACGGCGAGGCCCTGGGCCAGCCTTACGGCCTGTTGCAGACCATGATGCTGTACATCGACCACATCCTGTCTGCCCTGAACAACAATGACCGCAACCAGATCAGCATGGCCATGCAGGCGATGCGCGAAACCATGCTGAACGTGGAAAAGTACCTGAAGACCACGAAAGAAGAGGACATTCAGCATTGAGTGGCCGCGACATGGAGGCAATGTCACTGGCCGGCCTGATCGGCGGCCGCGACCTGCGGGCAGCGATCCGCTCTGTGCGCTCCACTACCCCGCCGCGGAAGGAAGTACGCGAGGGTGCGTGGAGAAACGACATTTACCGGCTGGCCATGGCCGCCATAAAACCGATAGAGGTATCTCATCTGGAATAACCCTGATTCTACTGCCGCCTACGTGACACTACAGTAGGCGGCAGGAGAGCATCTATGTCCAAAACCCCCAATGATTCTGTTGAAGGAACTGCCTTTAATCAGGCAGCGCCCCTGGCTGAGCGCACGGAAGCGCTGGGCATCATGCAGAAGTCGTTTGCCCCGAAAGGTATCCGCGACCTGATCATGCCGCCGGATGAACTGGCACCCGTCATCGACTTCATCACTCAGCGGATGGAGGACGATGCGGTCAATAAGTCGCTGAACTACGGCAATATCATCCCTTTTCCCTCGCGCAACGCGGCTACCCATGCCCGCGGAATGCAGTCCGTGCAGTTGGACGAGTACCAGGTATCGGTGCAGGGCGACTTCTGGGAGCGGCCATCGCTGCTGAATTTTGAAAGCCTGCGCGCCATGGTCGACCAGACGCCGGTGCTGAATGCCGTCATCATGACCCGCCAGCGCCAGATAAGCCGGTTTTGCCGGGTGCAGGAATCCGGCGAGGGGCCGGGCTTCACTGTCCGCCACGTCGACAAAGAGCACCAGGTTACGGACACGGAGCAGGAGAGCATCAAGCTCCTGAATCGGTTCGTGACCAACTGCGGGTGGGAGTTCAATGCGCGCGAACGCAAGCGCCTGAAGCGTGATAATTTCAGTGCCTTCATGGCAAAGCTGACCCGCGACACGCTGACCTTCGATGCCATGGCCATCGAAACCGAAATGAAGCGGGATAAGAAGCTGGGCATTGACGGCCTATATGCCGTCGACGGGGGCACCATTCGCCTCTGTGTGGAGGCCGGCTACCAGGGCCGCGACGAAATCACCAGTCTCCAGTTCGTGAACGGGAAGATCCGCGCGCTCTATACCTTTGATGACCTGATTTATGAGGTCCGCAACCCGCGTACCGACGTGCGCGCCTGCGGCTACGGCTACAGCGAGACGGAGGTGCTGATTCGCGTGGTCACTGGCTTCCTGAACGCCATGACCTACAACATCAAGGGCTTCGACAGCAACGCCATCCCTCGCGGGATGCTCCACCTGCGCGGCGAATACGCCAGCACGGACATTGATGCCTTCAAGCGCTACTGGAACAGCATGGTCAAGGGCATAAACAATGCCTGGACGCTGCCTGTCATGGTCAGCAGGGACGCGGACAGCGCCGCCTCCTTCGAGAGCTTTGGCGAGCAGTTCAACGAAATGTACTTTGCCAAGTGGATGTCGTTTCTCACCTCGATCATCTGCGCCATTTACGGCATGTCGCCGTCTGAAATCAATTTTGATAGCTTCTCGGGCGGCAATACCTCATCTCTGTCCGGTAGCGACACCGAGGCCAAGCTCGAGGACAGCAAGGACAAGGGTCTGCTCCCGCTGCTGTCTTTCTACGAAAACACTTTGACCGACTATGTGCTGTCGGCCTTCGGTGACAAGTTCGTGTTCCGCTTCACGGGTCTTGACGAGGAAGATCAGCAGGCCCGGCAGGAAATGCGCAAGCTGGTCCTGACCGTGAACGAGGCGCGCGCGCAGGAGGGATTTGACGCCATGCCGGGCCCGGTGGGGGATGCCCCGCTGAATCCATCGTTGATCGCTCTGTATACGCAGACCATCACGCAGGACCAGGGCGATGAGCCGGGCGAGAAAGAGGACTTTGGAACGCCGCCACCGGATGGCGGTCAGGACGTGGCCGGAGGCCAATCAGCCCAGGATGGGCAGGGGGCTCCGCAGGGTAGCGGCGCACCGGGAAAAGGGACATCAGGCACGGATGCCTCTAATTTTTCTCAGCCAGGCCACGCGCCGGCCGCGCAGCAGCAGGGTGGCCGTCAGCCACCGGAGCAGCCCGATATCGCCACCGGCGCCGCCGGGTCTGAAGGCGATGAAAGCGGAAAGGCCGCAGCGCCCACGGAAGCTCTTGACTTCGGCAAGCAGGATGACGAAGAGGAAGACTTCGGCAAATCCTTCGGCCTGAACATTTACACGGTAGAGTGACCATGCGGAAAGTGCTGAAGCCTGAGCCGGCAAAAAAGACGGCGCCACCCAAGCCCGTTGAGCAGCCGCCTGATGTACAGCCGGGCGATAGCGTCTATTTCAGCCACCCTGAAAATGGCCCGATGTACGGCGCCGTCGTGTGCAAGGGCGTGCACGGCATGAAGGTGCGGGATGACGGCGGCACGCATCATGACGTGCACTGGGACCGTTTCCTGGGGCACCGTCAGCGGATGCAAAAGCGCTTCAACATTATTGATCACGGGGAAGACGGCGCCATCGCTCACGATGAGGACGGTAAAAAGGTTTTTGTCCGTGGGCAGATACCGGACCCATCGGGGGATGAAATGCCTACGTTTGAAAAGGCGCTTTTTTTCAAGGCCATGGACAAGAGCAAGCTCCAGCAGAAAACCATTACCGATAAAAACGGGGTGCAGTCAAAGCGCTGGGTCAGCAACGGACAGCCACCCCCTGTGCACCCTGTCGGTACGCATGTGAAGTTTCAAATGGGCTCGATGGCTGGCCAGGGCCACGTCACAGCTGCTGGCAAGCATGGCGGGCACGTCAAGGACGAAACAGGATTTGAGCACAAGGTAAAGTGGGGCCAGGTTACGCACCATGAGCAGGATGGGCCTGCCGATGGCGAGCAGGCGCCCGATAAGTTTGACGCTGCGGCATTTGCCAAGCTGCATGACCAGGCTGACGTATCGGTCGCATCGGTGCTGGCCGGATTCCCGGAAGACACCAAGGCCAAGATTGACAATGTGGAGGCCAAACTCAAAGGAGTGAAGCCGACTATCGAGTTATTCAAGAAGGACGGCAAATACACCCCGGAGCGTTTAGCGCTGCACCAGACCATCATTGACAAGTTCCTAAGCCCTGAAAAGATTGCCGCCGCCCGCCCAGCCGATGGGACGCCTCCCTCGTTCACCATCCTGGGCGGTCGTGGTGGCAGTGGAAAAAGCAGCTTCAAGAACACGGTTTATGACCCAGGCAAGGCCGTGGTGCTGGACGCCGATGAAATCAAGCACATGCTGCCGGAGTACAAGGGGTGGAATGCCTTCGAGGTTCATGACGAGAGCGGGGATCTGTTCGATAAGATCACGGACCTGGCCAAGACCAATGGCCTGAACATCGTGCACGATGCCACCATGAAGACGCCGGACAAGGCTGTATCGCTGGTGCACGGCTTCAAGTCGAGCGGGTACTCCGTGGCAGCCCACTACATGCATCTGCCCCGTCAGGAGGCCGCCAAGCGCGCCGTAGGGCGTTTCCTTGGGGGTGGCAATGAGGGCCGGTATGTCCCTGTCGACGTGGTACTGGGCAATACCAAGAACGAGCAGTCCTTTGATGCCATCAAGCCACTGGTCGATGCCTGGTCTTTCCGCGACAACAACGTGCCCCGCGGCCAGCCGCCCAAGCTGATTGCGCAGTCCAAGGGCAAAACGACAGCTGCGCCGGCTGGCAAGCCCATGCACAAGGCGCTCGATGGTGCTATCATTGTGTTTCAGAGGAAAAATCCATGAGCAAAGAGCAGGGTGCAAAGCCCAACAATGATGGGGTGACGGAAGATCCGGCAGAGCGCGAAAACCCTGACGCCTTCGACTACGAGGATTGCCGACCGCTCCAGTCGGGGGATAAGACGGGCATCACGCTCTCTGACGAGTTCATGGCCCGCTTCAAGCGCTAAAAAAACCCCGGACATGCCGGGGTTTTTCTTGTGTTCCTGTCAGCCGCATGCGGCCATCATTAGGTCATCGACCAAAGGTTCCCCCGCGCTCGCGGGGATAGGCCCAAGTGTGCTCATGGCTGCACCTCGCCGCACCATTTGTCCAGCAACTCATCAAAAGGTACGCCGCTGCTGATGTTGGCCCGGAATAGGTCGGCAAACTGCGGCACGTTCATTTTGCGCATCTTCTCGTACCTGGCATGGCTTATTGTCAGCCGCTCCACTTCCCCGATCAGGGCCAGGATTGCGGCGGGGTTGGCGAGGGCGATGTATTCAGAGTCACATTCAGGCCAAGAAAGGCTGGTTTCGCTGAATCTGACAAAATCACCGTCTATGCTCGCGGCACAAACTGCGCTTACCAATCCGCCGGGGACGCGGTGGGATATTGACGCGATTGGGGTAACTGGACTGCCATCTGCGCAGCGTAATTTCCGCATTTCATTTTTCCCGGCAAAAATATAGGCCCAAGGCCCCGGCGTTGCTTTTTCCGCCGCCGCCTTCAGTGCTGAAATCTGGTCAGGGGTCATCATGGCTTGCGTTCTCCTATCAATTTTGTCAGCACTGCGCCAGTCTGGTGGATGGCGTCAACGCGATTCTTGTACGGGCCTTTGTACGGCAGGCCGGCAGCAGTGTCCATGTCGGCGTGGGCTTCATGCCAAGCGCCAATGGCGCCCCAGATGGCGTTAACGTCACGGGCATCATGTGCTGCCAGCGCCTCGCGCAGCGTGTGTGCTTCTGCATTCATGCAGCCCTGCGGAAAGTATGCATTCAGCAAGGCCCGCGCCGCTTCGGCAAGCTGGTCAGTCATGGCCTTGCTCCTTTCGAGAAATGCCTATCTCAGTTGCCGCCTCGTAAAGCGCTTTCCAGCGCTCGGCAGACATTCTTTCTTCGGGGAAGTGCCGGATTCCGCAGCAAGCACAATTTATTGTGTGCTCGTAAAACACCACAAAAGGTAAAAGCGCATTTCGCAACATGGCAAGCTGGTACTCGTATTCCTTTTTCTGGTAGGCTGCGCCGGATAGATAGTGCCTGGCAATGCCCCGCATGGATTCAGGGCTATATTCCACCTCAACGCTTGCATATTCATTCGCTCTAGCTTGTGCCTTAGTCGTCATCACCCCACCTCCTTCTTCATCGCATCCAGCACCGCGTCAAGCGGCGTGGGGCCGCTGCCTTGCGCGGACATGTCACCCTTAGTCGTCAAGTTAACAACATAGCATTTGTACGGCTCTAAATTAATCCGCTCAAAAATGACCCGCTTGGCTTTCGCATATCCGTTTTCCAGCAGCCACTCCAGCGCCCGCTCTTTTTCTTCGAGGGCGGCGATTTTATTGGCTATTTCAGCTTTGATAATATTCGCCCTTGCCGCCTCTTCGCCACACAGTCCGAAGTTGCAGCCTTCCAGCGCCACCCCGGAGCCTCTGCAGCGCGTACCGTACTGCTCAACCAACTCCGTAATCTTGCTCACGTCCCTACTCCTGCGCCATCTTCTACCCACGAAAACTCGGCGACCGGGAAATGGGCGCGGCAACCAACGCAAAAAGTGCCACTGTAGAAAAATGGGTCTCTTGCGTATGTTTCGCACAGCGCCAGTCCCATTTTTGTCTCGGTTCCACACTTTGAATGGATGTAGGCCCGACGAAGTGGGCGAATAAACCCCTTGGCGCGTTCTTCCGGTGTCAGCACTACATACGCCTTTTGCATCCCGGTGGCAGGGTCTATCTCTCTGTGGTCTGGTGTCACTGGTCTGCCGTCAGTAAGACATGTTTTAGTCTCGTTTTGCATTTTCACACTCCGTATTAGCGGCTTCGATGATGGGCGAAAGATCAGACACCCATTCGTATTCGACTTTGAGCAAAACGTAATCCTTGGTAATGCCGGGATGTTGCGTGTAGACCCGCTTTGCTCGATCAAGATGCTTTATGAAGATTCCCAGTTTCCACCCATCAATCATAACAGCGGCTTTTTTAGCCATCACTCACCCCCTGCCGCATCTTGGCCGGCCATTGCGGCGTCGATTGCTGCTTCGACCATTTCGATGGTTTTGTTAACGCAGCCGTTGCCGAAAAAGTCGATTACCAAACTTACTTCATAGTGCTTGCGTAGCCACTGATACCGCCGCGCATCCTTCACATCTGCCGCCGTGATGGTGGTGCACAAGCTTTCATCGGTCATGGAGTGTCGAAGTGCCACTTGAAGCCACGGTGCGTAGTTCTGCGCCAGCAACGTATCCTTTACGGCTTTTGCATCCCATTCCAGCGGACTAGTTACAGTCATGAGCCATTCCTTCCCGTTGAACACGTCCCATAGGGCACATACCATCTCGGGATATTCCGGCAGCACCACCACGCACCGGTTCGCCTCAAGATCAGCGATGCGCTTGCTAAGTCTGCCTATTTCGCCCTGTTTATCGTCGCACTTGTACGCCTCGATATACGCCACGTAACCGTGTGCCCGATGGCAGACAACGTGCATGGTTCCTGCCAGCGTTTTCTCGCCGCGCAGTAGCTGGGTGTCGGCAGGAAGTTTCAGTTTTTCTCTGATCCACCGGGCTTCGTATTCCAACTCAGCGATACGCGCCTGCAAGGCGTCGATCTCGGGCTGGCGCAATTTCCAAGCCTTCCACGCACCGCGCAGCCAGTGGTCGCAGTAGCCTTCCGGCCCTGCGTCGCGCTCGTTGTTGAAGAACGTAGTCGAGACGTACCCGACAGCCACAAGTGCCGCCTCAAACTCCGCCCGCATCTTCTCGCTCATGATTTCACCTGTTTCAGTGCTTCGATTGCTCTTTCGAGCGCGCGCGACAGCCAGCGGATACGGTCCTTGGCAGCTGTCAGGTAGACAATCGGCATTTTTGCCTTACCGGCAATCACGTCATCCATCTTCGGATACTCATTGCCATGCATGAAGACGGCATTGGCAAGCTCGTCATCCGTCATATTGCCCAGCGAAAGCTGCGAGCGCTCACCGTCATAATGGCCTGCGTGCGGGTCTTTCTCTCCGGTCACTTTCCAGTGAGAGGATGGGGTGCTACCGCTATCAGCTAGCGGCGCAGCTTCGAGCATGGCTCTGTAGATATTTTTGGTGTCGCCGTCGCCGGTCAGTGTATGTTTCGGCAAGATAAATACCGCGCGCAGCATCGCCTCTGTCGGCTCGACCGGCACAATCCGATGTGTTGCCATGTTTATGGCAGAGTCCCGCAGCCGCTCCAACTCATCGATCAGAGCAAGCAGTTCTTCCGGGGTAATAATGACGATTTTTGGATTAGAACGAAGCCCACTGTTTGCAATGCGCCGCAGCGATTCAATCTTATCGTGGGTCATGACTTTACTCCTTCCATCTGCCGAACCCCTGCAAAAGCCACCATGCGCTTATAGATATCCTTGATCGTAGTCCAGGGGATATCCTTCTTGTTGGTCACCGTGCCTTCGTTGTCGCAGGTGGTGCAGGCCGTCTGCGAGAGGCCATCGTCAACGAAGCCGGAGCCGCCGCAGTCCTGACACTCTTCGTCAACATCGACATGAAACTCGCCGATGCACTCCCGCTTCATTTTGTTGGTCACGTCGGCATCGCCGTTCGCGCGAATCAAAACGGCTTTGGCTTTCCATCCCTTGGGTATGGCAGCCTGCATCTTAATAAAGGCCTGCAGGAAGCGGGATGCGTAGGCCGTGGTCGATTCGACGGTGTTGTAGGCATCATCTTCATGGCCAACAGCGATGGTCTTCTCATAACCCAGCAAGGAATTCGCTGTATCTGCAATATCGCCGAGTTCAAAGCCTTCAGGAAGCACCATAAGCGCTTCTCTTTTTTCCGTTAACTGTTCGGTCAATATTTTCACGCTATCAGTGGCTTGCTTATCGCGCATAATCATCCAGTCACGAACAGCATTTACTGATTCAGCAGTTCCATAAACGTAAAGGCCGCTTTCGCTTTCACCAACCTCAAGACGATTGACCGTTGTTGTCCATCCATCAGGAACGACGATACCCATAGCCGTCATGGCCAGCGTGAAAAACCGGTCAAAAAACTTCGGAACCATGGTTTCATATTCAGGCCGGCCGCTGACAGGAAAACCCAATTCCGTATCAAGATGATCAGTCAGGGCCTGCGTGCCATCGTGTACCGCATGCCATGCCTCGTCGAAGTCAAGACGCACGCTGTCGGTATCTCCGCCATGGATGGCCGCCACCATGAAACGGCAGAGCTGATCGTGCATATGCGCCTTGAGCGCTCCATCCTCGCGGCCGTCAGCATTGGAAATCAGATACTGCGTACAATCGCGCTCGAGGGCGGCCCAGCAGGCATTTTTCAGGTAGGTGAGGCTCATTTTGTGGTTTCCATCTTGTAGGCGCCTATCTTTCCTTCGCCACACGCGCATTTATAAAAACCGCGCTTTGAAAGCTGAATAGTGCTGAGTGATTCCTGCCGGATGGTCACGTTTTTTACGAACGTCCATTTATGGCGAGTACCATTGGTACATTTTTTCATTTCGTCACCTTTCTTGCCGCCTTGCGCTCCGCCTTCTCGCGCTCGGTATAAACCCGGTGGCACTCCGCGCTGCAAAAGCTTTTGTTATGCTGCGCGTGCACCTTTCCGCATTCGAGACAGGACTTTTTCCCGTCTCCCTTTTTATTGAACTGGGGCTGGCGCTCGGCTGGCATACCGCCAAACATGGCGCCAGTCATCCCAGCGATAAGCCTTAAAATGCTGATTCTTGCCATTGTTACCTCAGAAGGGGATATCGCTTTCGCTGAGCACGGCATTGCTGCCGTACTGCTCAATGCGGTCCAACTCGTAGGTGGCGCGCGGGCCAAACGCCAGCTTCAGCCACAGGCGGCGGAAAACTTCGATGGAGTCGCGGCCACGCTCCAGAATCATCGTGGTGGCCGTGGTCACTTCACAGAAGCAAACCCCCATGATGTACTTGATGCAGATGGAGTAGTTGTCGGCTTCAACGAGAGTAGGCAGGATGCGCTGGAACATGCCCAGGTTATCCGGGTCACCATGGGCCGCATAAAGCTTCTCGAAAACATTACCGACCATCACGCCATCCATCTGGTCGACGGTGCGCCGCGTGGATGGGTCGGATTTGTCTAGCGAGTTGGCGTGATCGGCGATGATGGGGGCCAGCATCCGCAGCAGTGTGCGCGTCTGCTCGTCCAGCAGGTAGAGCACGTTATTCAGCTTCTTGGCCTCGTCATGGTCAAGCTCTGCCAGTCGGGCCTTCAGCGCGTTCAGCATGGACGAGTAGTACCAGCCGATTTCAAAGGCGCCAGCGCCGAAAGCCTTCAGCGATTCCTTGCCTGAAGCCTTGAGTCCGTCAATGGTATCGCTGACGTTGTGCAGCTTGTCGGCCGCGATAACCAGCAGCGCATTGTCCTGCACATACACAGGATTGTGCATACACAGCAAATAGGACTGCTTGCGGTCCATCCAACTGCGCTTTTTTCCAAAGCTATCGAACTTCTTTTCAGAGCACGAAATGACAATGTTTTTTACGGCGATGTCGAGTTCACCAACCAATTTCCAGTAGTGCGGCTCACAATCCTCCTTCACATCATGAAGGAGCGCAGCAGCTATCTGGGCTTCTGACCCGCCAGCCATTGCCACGATGCTGGCGACCGCGACAGGGTGCCCGATGTAGGGCACGCCGCTGACTTTGCGGACCTGGCCAGCATGGGCGGCCTCGGCCACTTGCATTGCCGCCACTGTGAGCGGTGTCGTACAGAAGGAAGGGGTTATCATGTGATTGCTCTCCGGTTATCCATTGCTCGACTTTATCAAATTTGAGTAAACACAAGCAAGCGGTAATGTATAAAAAAAGATGAAACGCGCTGCCTTCCGTTCGGTTGGGACGGTATTCTTGATGCCATGAAGATAGCCAAGCCACTGCTCATAGATATAGGTTCGCTCGCTCCCGGCCGGACAGACCAGGTGCTGGACGTGATGTATAAGGCCATCGGCGACCCGCCCGGCGAGGATGCCGATATCTGGCATGAGCACCCGTCTGCCTTCGTGCGCCTGCTGGTGGAACTCTTTACTAAGCGCGGCCTGACGCGGATAGCTGGCATTCACGCGGAGTTGTCCGCATGGCTGGCCGGCGAGAAGCACAATCCGTCCCTGCGCCGGGAGCCCCGGCCCGGCGAGGTGGCGCGCTGGACCCCGGCTGAGTTGAAGCTGGCGCGGCTGTACCTGGAAAGCCTGCCCCGCGACCAGTGGACGCTGGACGATTGGAGCCTGTTGATAGATTGCACGGTCGAGCGCTACATGCCGACCGTGGTGGTGCGCGAGGAAGCACAGTGGCTGGCGGCCAAGGCCTTCATGATGGGCGCCGTGCAGGCTGCCATGGGCACTGTAACGGACCCGCAGGCAGCGGTTGTCGTCAAACATCTCCCGTCCTCTGTGGATAAAGCAGTGGATGAATTCGGGCTGAGCAAGCTTCAGTCTTCTGTTTTGCGGTATGGAGCCGCCCGGTGCGCGGAGAATGTCCGTAACATGGGCGATGCTGTCCGCCACCGGCTCCGTACAGTCATCATGGCGCACCAGGAAGGGGTCATGCTGGGTGACAAGCTGGCGACTGCTCATAGTCTCCAGACTCAGCTTTTTGACGCTTTTGGTAGCCTGAACCGGGACTGGCGCCGCATTGCGGTAACAGAAGCCGGCGAGAATGCGAACCAGGGCCTGATAGCCAGCCTGGCGCCCGGCGCGCGCGTGCAGCGAGTGGAGCGGTATGCTGGGGCCTGCCCCTTCTGCCGCAAGATAAACGGTGTCATCATGCGCGTGGCCAGCGCCAGCGATGAGACACTGGACGGTGACACTCAGGTATGGCCCGGCAAGACCAACATCGGCCGGTCAGCGGCGCCGCGCAAGCGCGTGGGTGATGTGCTGATTGAGCGCTCCGCGGCTGAGCGCTGGTGGGTGGCGGCCGGCGTGCAGCATCCGCATTGCCGGGGAACTTGGCTGTCGCTGCCAGGCATGACGGACGTGATGACGGATGCTGACGCAGCGCGCCAGTCCAGAATGGATAAGTGGCTGTCTGAACTTAATTTGCAGGATTTGAAATGATAATTTTCCTGAAGGGCCATGTTGATGAACACCAGCGCCACTTGAAAAACGGAAAGGTTGTGCTTGTCCGCGCGCATGATCGGCTGACTAATCCACAGAGCCATGAAGATATCCGTGAGGCGATTGGTCGCCATGCTGAGGCTATGGGATTGGAAACGGATCGCCATAGCAGCGGTATTTCATCGTCACAATACCTGACGGTAACGCATCGTCTTAATGAAGACGATTCTGGTAAAGACTACAAAATCCGTATATCCGACCATGTTTTGCCACCAACCTATAAAATGATGAATGGTGAGGCAGACTACGAAGTTTCGGTGCCAGGTAAAGAGCATCAGGATACCCACGGAGAATGGTCAGATGCTATAGACTTTCTCTCTCGCCGTACCGGCAAGCCAGTACCAAAGACAGTACAGGCCCGCATTGATCGTCTCAAGCAGGAAGAGGCCGACAAACAAGCTATGCTGCGAAGATACCAAGAGGAAGCAGTTGCCAGGCTCAATGCAGGGCAGGCTGAAAAGGCAAATATGCTTGCTGCTGCCGAAAAGTCATCCAATCCAGAAGTGGTCGATGCTCTGCATGAATTGAATATCATTCTTGAGGAACTTAAAGACAAGAATGTTACGGGGAACCGTAGGAACAAACTGAATCTGCGCCGTGATAAGAGACTTCTTGTAATAAAAGAATTACTGAGTGCACAACCAATGGCAAAGGCAATTGTATTCATGAAGGCCACAGCCGCAGAAGCTGCCGCCGTCATCCGCGACATTCCCAAGCAGAAGAAAATCCCCATGGTGCTGGCGCCGGACGCCTTTACCCCCACCACTCTCCCTGCCCAGCCGGTCTACATGCTGACGTTTCAGGGCATCGACGTGGCTATTGAAAACCGCGAAGGTAGCGTGCGCTCCGGGGTAGATCCAGACGGCAAACCCTGGCAGACGCGGATGCTTTACCCCTACGGCTATGTCAGCCGCTCCGAAGGCGCCGATGGTGACGAGGTAGATTGCTATGTAGGGCCCAGCCAGCAGGCCGAGAATGTCTACGTCATCCACCAGCGCAAAGCCGGGAAGTGGACGGAGTATGACGAAGACAAGTGCATGCTGGGCTTCGATAGCATCGAGGACGCCAAGCTGGCCTACATGAAGCACTACAATGACCCGCGCTTTCTCGGTGAGGTAACGACAATCCCTGTCGCTGAGTTCAAGCGCAAGGTGGCGGCTACAAAGAAAGCACCCGGCATGATCAAGGCGCTTGTCGTGTTCCCAGCCGCGCAGACTGCTACAAAAAAATAAGGGTGAGCCATGATTGTCTTTCTCAAGGCTGAACAGTTTGGCCTGTTTGATGTTCCCACACTGGTCCATGGCTCCGTGAGCAAGACCGGTGTGGTGACCGCTCCGCATGTGCGCATGCAGAAAAAGCGGCTGGACGTGCATGCGCACAAGCCTGCGCACGCTGCCATTGCAGAGCCTGACCTGTTTGCTGAGCCGCAGCCTATCGAGCCGGCACCAGCGCAACTGGCGGCAAAGCAGCCTGAGCCGGCCCCGGCCCCGGCCCCGCTGACGCTGGAGGATATGGTGGCAAAGCTCGGCAAGGACCGTATTGCCCAGGTCATGGAGCGCGGCACCCCGGATGAGAAGGAGACATTGATTGGCCTGATCGCCAATGCTGTTGGTAAGCCCCACAAGGAAGCGCGCGCGGCGCTGGAGAGCATGTTTCCTATCGCTCTGGTGCCGGTGCCGAGCGAGTCAACCCTCGTCGAGCACGTCACCGGGCGAGGCAAGACCTTGCGTGGAGTGATCGCCTCCGACTGGTCGAAAGATGAGGCCATGCTGGTTGACCCCTATACCTTCAAAAAGGACGGCGGCTGGTTTGTCCGTGAAAAGCATCTTATCGATGGCCAGCTACCACCTCTGCCGTTGCCGTCTCCGGTCAACCCTACATCTCCCGCCTCCTTTGCTGCCCCGCGCGAACCTGAGCCTGAGCCGGCGCCGGCCGCGCGCTCCGTCGACCTGGAGCAGCCATTTGATGCTGCCGCAGCTCCAGCCTGGGGCGTGAGTGCCGGCGTCACCCAGTCCCAGCGCAAAGAGTACAACCGGCAGGCCCAGGCTATTGTCGCCAATGGTGGCCCCCAGGATGCGGCCGAGCGCCAGCTGCTGACCATGTATTCCGGGAATGGCGGCATTGGTGACAGCCTCAACGAGTATTACACAGACCCCAAGGTCGCCGCGGCCATGTGGCGCGTGCTGCGCCAACTCGGCCTGAAGGAAAACGCCACGGTGCTCGAGCCGTCCTGCGCCACCGGGGTATTCCTGGAGACGGCGCCGGCTGCAGCTACCGTCACCGGCGTCGAGTTGGACCCGGTTAGCGCCAAGATTGGTCAGGCCCTGCACGGTGCCAAGCATGAGGTGCTGAATTCGAGCCTGGAGCGCTTCGCCACTCAGGATGGCCGCCAGTTTGATGCGGTGATTGGGAATGCGCCGTTCGGGCTGCGCGGCTCCATGCTGGCCGACGACAAGCGCCACCTGAAGACCGCTGAGGCCTATTTCCTGGATACCTCGCTGGACAAGTGCAAGTCTGGCGGTATCGTGGCCATGATCGTGCCCACCGGCGTCATGGACGGCAAGAATAACCGCGGTCTGCGTGAGCGCCTGCTGCGCAAGGGTGAGTTCCTGGGCGCCCAGCGTATGCCCAATACTGCCTTCGAGCACGGACATACCGAAGTTACTACCGATATCGTCTACCTGCGCAAGCGCCCGGAGGATGTGGCGGCCGCCCTTGAGCGGGTAGAGCAGGCTGACCTGCAGCGCATTGGTGTATGGGATGCCGATTTTCTGGCCGGCAAATATTTCACCACCAGGGGTGCGCCCAATATCTTTGGCAAGCAGGAGGCCGGCTGGCGTGCAAAGGCCGGCATCGGCTCAGACATTACTGTCAATGGCAGCATGGAGGGGGTGCCTGATGCGATTGCCGAGTTTGAGCCGGACAGCCGCGCGCAGGGCCCTGCCGACATGCCCAAGCTGCTAGAGCTGTTCCAGGAAAGCGACCATCCCCAGCTGATGGCCAACAGTCGGCGCCGCGCGTACACCGCGGCCAAGCCCGGCGACGTGCGCACTATTGATGGTGTGGCGTATGTCCTGCAGGGCGATCCGCCTCGCTGGCACCGCGTTGAAGACGTAGCCGCCACCAGCGGCATGGCTGATGCCGCCCGGCTCGCCACGCAGATAGGCCAGTTGATTCAGGCGCACGAAGAGGGCGAGGAAACCGACCATAAGCCCGTCATGCAGGCTCTGGAGGACTGGGTAAAGGCCCATGGTATCCCGTCGAAAAACCCTGAACTGCTGCTGGCCGCCAAGAGCGACAAGAGCCTGTATCGGCTGATTGGTTCGGTCGACCCCACCGGCAAGTTCTCCGATATCGTTTCCGGCAGAGCCCCGCGCAAGCTGGCCGGCGACTTTGATACGGTGGCACAGGGTCTGGCGCTGCAAAAGGGATCGTTTACGGCTGGCGACCTGGCTGCCAAGCTCGGCCGCAAGGATGCTGATACCGTGCTGGATGAGCTGTACGCCTCGGCAGACTATGCCCTGCTGCCGGACTCCAGCTGGACCACCATGAACCAGTTCGCATCCGGTGACCTGTGGTTGCGCTATGACGCGATGAAAAAGGTTCTGGATAACGACAAGCTTCCGCCCGAGCAGCAGCGCAAGTTCTCCAGCCAGTTGGAAGCCATCGAGCAGGCTATCGACCCCAAGTCCCTTGAGGATGTTGAAGTCGAGCTGAACAGCGCATTCCTGCCGCTGTATGTGCTGGAGGCCTTCCAGAACCACAAGCGCGATGAGTACCTGGAAAAATCCCCAGGCGCGATATCCTGGCTGACCCCGACGGAAATCACGCTGGACCATGCCATGTACAAGGTGCATGGCGGCCTGAATGTCGATCTTCTGGAACGCTACCTGAACCGTAACCGCGTGCAGAAAAAAGAGCTCCCCACCATCGAGGAATGGAATCAGGAGTTCAAAGAGTGGCTGTGCACGTCGGAGTATCGTGATTCGGTGGAGGCCCTGTATAACCGCAAGTTCCGCGGCTACCGGCCGGAAGTCTTCAGCGATGAGACGATGGATATTCCCGGCATGGTCACAGCCGGCCTGAAGCAATACCAGTACGGCGGCCTGCGCTGGGCATTGCAGCGCGGCAAGGGCATTGTTGCTGCTGACGTTGGCCTGGGCAAGACCGTGCGCGGGCTGATGCTGGCGCGCATGGCGAAGATTACCGGACAGGCTAAGTGCCCAGCCCTGACGGTGCCGAAGTCGGTACTTGCCAACTGGGTATCCGAGGCAAACCGGTGGTTCCCCGGCTCCCGTATTATGGTGATAGGCGAGACATACAGCACTGACAAGGATGGTGAGCTGAAGGGCGTCACCGATAGTCCCGACGTGCGCAATCGCAAGCTGCATGAGCTGACGCAGAACGATTACGACTTTGTGCTGTTTTCTGCCCCTGCGTTTGAAGATATCGATATCAATCCGATCATGAAGGAAGAATACGCGCAGCGGGACTTCTTTGACCAGCGGGCAGCCGCACTGAAAAATGCCGGAGACAAAAAGCGCAATAAAATCCGCGAGGCATACAATCAGGCGCTGGCAAACCGCGATATCGGCAAGCGTACTGACGCCATTTACTTCGATGATCTGCCTATCGACATGCTGATCATCGACGAAGGCCATGCCTACAAGAACCTGTTTAAAGCCAAAAACCGTTACGGCGAGAGCCCGAAGTTCCTTGGCGGCCAGGGTGAGAGCCAGCGCGCCATGGATATGCACTTCAAATCCATGCATATTCTGGAAAAGTCTGGCGGCAAAAACATGTACATGCTGACGGCCACCCCGACGAAAAACAGCCCGCTCGAGGTGTACTCGATGCTGAGCTATATTGCCCCTGAGGCCTTCGAGCGCATTGGTATTCGCAACTCCGAAGAATTCCTTGACCGCTTCTGCGTGTTCGATACCGATACCATCTACACTCTCAGTGGTGGCTTTGAGCCGGATACGCTGGTGACGACGGGCTTCAAGAACCTCGATGAACTGCGTGAAATCATGAGCCGGTACATTGACCGGAAGACGGCTGAGGATGTTGGCCTGGTGCTGCCGACCCGCGACGACAAGATGCACTTCCTGGAAATGAGCGACATGCAGCGGTCGGTATACAACGGCCTGCGCGCGGAGCTGGCGGAATCACAGAAGGATGGCGATGCCACCGGCGATGCTCATATCTTCAGCATCATGAACCGGATGCGTCTGGCTGCGCTCGATCTGGAGTTGCTGGACCCGCATCTGTACAAAGGCCAGAAAAGCCCCAAGTACGAAGAGTTGGCGAAAAACGTCAAAGCCATGTGGGAGGGTGAGAAGGGCAGCCAGGTTATCTTTGCTGATGCCGTTGACGCACACGAAAAAATCCGTGATTCACTGATTGCGCTGGGCATCCCAAAGCACAAGATTGCCATCGTCAATGCGGAAGTCGCCAAAACATCGATGCAGCGCCAGAATATTGCCGAAGGCTTCAACAACGGCAAATATGACTTCGTGATCGGCAATACCGACGTGATGGGCGAGGGCATGAACCTCCAGAAGCGCACCACGGATATCCACCACCTGGATATTCCATGGAACGCGGCCATCATGCAGCAGCGCAATGGCCGCGGGCTGCGCCAGGGCAACATCAATGAGTCGATGCGTATCCACACCTACCTGAGTCGCGGCACGTTCGACGGCTACCGCTGGCAGTCCATGAACGCGAAAAAGGACTGGCAGGATCTACTGTGGCACGGCGGCGACAAGGTGGAGAACCTGAACAAGGAAGGCGGCCCGGTCAGCAAAGATGAAATGATGATCATGCTGGCGGAAGACCCGGAAGCCGCGCGCGTGGCGATGAGCGAGAACAAGGCAGCTGTCACGGAGCGGTATGACGCGCAGCAGCGTGCCAGCCTGGTCCATGAATTCAGCCGCTTTGCCACCCTGCGCTCCAGCTATGCCAAGGTGAAGGACAAGAGCTCCCCGTCGGCACTGCGCCTCAAGACCGCGATGGACCGGACCAAGAGCGCCTTGCAGGCCAATAAATACCTGGTCGACAAGGACGTGCTCGAGCACGCTGGCGCCGCCATCATCAACCCGAATACCGGCAAGGCCTTGATGGTCGGCCGCGGGGTGGAGCGCATGGACGAGGCTAGCCAGCCTGAAAAGCTGGTAATTACCGGCGTCGATACATCCACCGGTACCCTGAAGTGCCGCGCTTATGGCGTGCCTGATGCGCCTTCCATTTATGTGTCGCGTGATGAGCACCAGGGCCTGACTGACTTTGCTTATGACCCGGTGGAAGAGGGCCATATCATCGCGCGCAAGGTAGACGAGCAGATCAAGGATGGCAGCCTGAACGCCAGTAGCCCGTCTGAGCTGCGCAAGGTTCCGCATCATGTCCTGACGGAGCTTTACCCCACGCTCCAGCAGCACCTGAAAGAGCGCGCCAAGAGCTGGAATTACGCCACCCGCGCGTCAGGGTTCGCCATGGTGAAGGACGGCAAGCCCTACATCGCAAAGACTGGTGAAGCTCGCAAGGTTCTGGATTCTGCCGATATCATGCTGCCTACCCCTGAGCATCGTGCGCTGGCTATTCAGGGTTACATCGACCGGCAGAATGACCGCGAGTTAAAACAGGATTACACTGCCTCCAACTCGAGTCGTTCTGGTCATGGCTACAACATTCCCAGCCCGGTGAAAATAACAACATCGTATGGCATGAATGGCGGCGGCTATCGTGATGAGCACAAAAACCCATGGATTGATGCTGGCAAAGAGCTGTTTGGCTCTGAGTTCGAGGAAGAGGCGCACCAGGCATACATGCAGCACGCACTGGCCGCTGCCAACAAGGCAACTGACCTGAAGGGCGTGATATCTGCGCTGGCGCCGACCATGAAGGTGGAGTACGGCAAGTACACATGGCCGAAAGAATCGCTGGCCTATATGTACCGCCGCGCGCAAGAGCATGGTGCCCTGCACCCGGATGCATTGCGGTCTGATCATATCCCGATGCTGACGAAGTATCAGAGCGAGGAAGCTCCGCTGCTGGGTAACTCAAAGTCGTCGCTGAGCACTCTTCTGCGCCTCGCCTTCATGTCCGGCCATCATGACCTGGCCGCAGCGATGGTAGTGGCGGCAAAGGATATCCCGGCCAAAACCAAAGCCGATGCCCTGGACCAGTTGCTTGTCGGTATCGACAGTGGCACCCGTAACCCGCTGGTGGGCGCCGTCAAGGCCGGCCATCGCCAGGCCATGGCCGTGCTCGAGGGCATGCGCCACCTACTAAAAAATGACGATGGTAGTCTCGACGTACACGATATACTCGAAACTTCGATCAGCCATCAGTTTCCGAACCTGAAGGGGACACTGGGAGAGCGCATTGATTCCGCCATCAAAAAGTACAACGCAGGGGGTGAGGCATAATGGCTACTGAAGAGGAATTTATCCCGCCATCGAAGTTTGCCTTCTCCACGTTGCAGCTGCTGATGGAGCAGCCGGCCCGGTACCGGAATTACGGCGTGTACTGGTTCTTTGTGAAAGCGCTGCTCAAGGAGTTCTACACGAAAGAAAATCTGTACCTGCTGGGCGATTACATGAATCCGGCGGTGATCGCCATGATGCCGGAGCACAAAAACCTGCAGGAGGCCCTGCGCGCCACCATGGAAACCTATAACAATAACGCCACATGGAACATGAACAGCCCATCAGTGACGGCACCCGATGGCGAGCAAATCACGCTCTATGACGAGGATGTTGGGCTGTAGCTGCGTAGTGACAGCACAATAAGCTGGCCGGCCCCTGGGGCTACCTCTCTCCAGCCCATCATGGATGAAGCAGGGGCCGGACTGATTCCATACAGCGGACCGCGCATGATTATTGCCCTTTTTAAATACGCTATTCTCCCGGAGGCGATGGCTAAGGCCATGTCGCTGCCGGCTGGTGCCCGCTGGATAACCGTTCATCCAAACGGCAAGGAAGAAAAGGGCGTCCCGGTCATGATCCAGGAAACCGCCAGCGGTTCCGGCGTCTACCATGTGATCGGTGGCGCTGGGGGCAAGCTGAACTATCTGAAACTGCGCGGCGTTAAGTCCGAAAAGGACTATCAGCAGGACGTAGCACAGAAACAGCGTGATCGTCGTGAGGCTCAGCGCGAGCAGACCAAAAAGGACCGCGAGCAAGGTATCGCTCCAGCCAAGCAGGCCGCCAAGGAAGCTATCGACTTCCAGCATAAGCAGCAGCAGCAGAAGTTCATCAATACGGTGGCTGAGGCTGTTGGCTGGAAGCCCGAAGAGTTGACATTCAAAGAGGATGAGCACCCTGGGCTGTCTGACGCAGCGCTGGCGAAGGCCCGCGACATGCACCACCGTGCGCTGGTGGAAAAAGCCAATTCTATTGTGGATAGCCAGCGCCAGGCCCTGCTGGCAGATGCTGAGACACGCGAGGAAGCTGGCCTTGGTGGTGTGCCGCTCGAGTCAACCTCTCCTGACAAAATATCGGTTGCCGACCTGGACCCCGTGCGCACTGAGGATAAAGGGTTTGGTTTTGCCACGAACTACGGCGAGCGCGCAGAGGCGCAAGGCCTGTCCCCAGAACACCTGAAGGCAGAGGCGCAGCAGTTGCGCGAGGATAAGCTCGCCACCATGACTGCGCCCCAGCGCAAGGCCGCCATCCAGCGGGGCGAAACCGCCAAAATGGTCAAGGAAGAGTTGCAGGGCCTGCGCCCGGATATCCCTGATGTAAAGGAACCCCTGGTGGACGCCAAAAAGGCCGTGGAGTTGCTGAAGGCACAGAAAGCGCTCCAGCAGGTGGCGCGCAAGGCTCAGCAGGCCAAAAAGGAGCTCAAGACGGCCACTGAGGTAAAGGCCTACGTGCTGGAGGTTGGCGCTGAGCCGGATGAGGCGGCACTCAATGAAGACCTGATGAATGACTTGCGCACAATCAAGACCAGGGCGTTTTTATCTGAAATAGGCCGCACCGGCGCAGACCCGGAGGCGGTGCTCGGGAAGCATCTGGGTATTGGTGCCTTCAACTCCGTGAATGCGCTGGCGCTGGCCGCCGGTGGCGATGCACTGGTCGACCGGAGCGTGGTCGACGTGCTTGGTGTGGCGGGCGCCGCCCAGGTACTGGCGCGTCGGCTGAAAACCGATCTTTCCCCGGATGAATACGAAAAGGTCACGGATGGTATGCAGGCCTTCCACCTGCACCATTACCTGTCGGCCACGGACGATGCCCTGAAAGAAGCGCGCGATCTCCAGGACGAGGCCAAGGATATCGTGCTTGGCGCAGCCGCCACCGGCGACGACTTTGCCGCAGCGCAGGAACTGAACCGGCGCAAGGGGGAGGCACTGCGCACAGCGAATGCCATTCTTGGCCGTACCTTGGGTGAAATGGAGGCGAATGCTGCGCTGGTCGTTGCGCTCAAGCAGGGCGCCAAGAATCAGGTGCAGGTGCCGCTCGGCACCCTATCCCCGGAGGCTGCCATCAAGCAGGTGCGGGCTATCGGGCTCCAGCGGGGAGACTACACTCTGACAGCCGTTGGCAATGAGCGCTTCCTGACCGTCAATGGCGAGGGCATGGACCGGCTGGCAAAGCCAGTTGACCGTGCCAGCTTGCAGCAGGTGCGCAGGAACCTGAGCATCATGAAAGGGGCGCTGGATGAGGATGACTGGTTACCCAAAGGCTTTGCCTCTCGGCCTGACCTGGCGATGAGCGTCAAACCAGGTACTGCGCCAACGCTGGCCAAGCCGTTCGATGCCGCCGGGCCCGACCTGGAGCAGTCCCTGCAGGACTATATTGGTGGCCGGGCAGCTGATGGCGACCTGCCATCGGCCATTCTCGCCGATGTGCAGTCAGCTGACTTCTTCCAGCGGGTGGGGCCGGAGCGGGCTGAGCAGTACCGTCAGGCGCTGGACGCCATCGCTCCGCTCAAGGATGCCGAGGGAAAACAGCAGACGGCCGAGTCGCTGGCTCCAGCTTTCGATAAGATGGCAGACGCCTTTGTCGATAAGCATTACGGCAGCGCGCGCTCCCCGCTCAACAAGCAGCGCATCAACGTCGACCAGACATCGGTGGAAGCCCTGCACCGGGCGCTGGCGGCTGAGCCTGCCGGCGTTCCAGCCTATAAAGAGGTTGGCGAACTCACTCCGCAGGACCAGGGTGCGCTGCGTGACTTCTTCTATTCCCATGTCGCCAAAGAGGAACCGGGCGCCGCCGCCGCGCGCAAAGAGCTGGAGACACATGCTGCGGATGAGCCCGAAAAGGAAACCGTCGACATGTTTGGCGACAGCGCCATAAACCCTGACTGGCAAACCTGGAGCCAGCGCGGCGACGAGCTCAAGGCGCAGGCTGATGCCGGCCTGAACTGGTCGAAGTATGTGCAGGGTATGCGCAGTCCTGAGCACGCCTATTCCGCCATTCAAGACCTGGTGCGCTCCAAGATTGGCAAGGGCTTTGCTGATGCGCACAACCGCCTGCGCCCTGAGTCGCCTATAAAACTGGGCAAGACCACGGTGCGGAATAACCGGGCCCACCTTGATACGGTAGATCCGGCCGCGCTTGAGGCGCGTATGCAGAAAGAGCGGGAGCTCGTTGATACCCTGCGTGAGCGTAACCAGGAACGGTATGCCGCCGGCTCCGTCGCCGACAAGCTGGACGCGGCCCGCGAGGAACAGGCTGCCTTCGAGCAGAGCCAGATGGGTTTCTTCTCCAGTGAACCGCTGGCCGCGCAGGATGGCGGCTCCCCGGCAGATACCCCGCTGGGTGCCGATGAGCGCCACACACTAGGGCATGAGGCTGAGCGCCAGATTGCCGGCATGATGAGTGTGGTGGGCAAGAACTTCAAGCCAGGCCAGCCGGTCAAGCTGTGGCAGCCCACCATGAGCGGCGAGGGCGCCCCGCGCCAGCGCGCCATCAAGCTGCTGGCCGAGAATAAGCGGCTGGCTCTGGCCTTCGGGGTAGGTAGTGGTAAGACGGCAATCGGACTGGGGGCTTTCTCGCACCTGCACGAAACAGGGAAAGTGAAGCGAGGTATGTACCTTGTGCCAGCCATCGTGCAGGGGCAGTTCAGTTCTGAGGCCCTGCGTTTCCTGGAGCCTGGAAAGTTCAACTGGCACGCGCAGCCAGGCGCCAGCCGCTCCGAGCGCATTGCTGCCTACAAAAACCCGGAACACCATTTTACGGTGATGACACACCAGTCCTTCCGTGACGACATGCTGCACCTGGGCGCAAAGCATGCTGGCGTCACTGAGGGCGACATGCGCGACAAGCTGGCCGGCATGAGCAAGGCCGAGCGCAAGGACTGGATGCATGGAGTCATGGCCAAGGAAGGCATCAACTACGACTACCTGATGGTGGACGAAGGGCACGACCTACTGAACCGGGCCGGCAAGGAAAACTCCGGCATGGCCAATGTGGTCGATTCACTGTCCGACAACACGCCTTACTACGTGAACGCATCCGGCGACCCGGTAAAAAATGACCCCAGCGAGGCCTTTGATGTGCTGGCCAAGATGGACCCGGCCAGGTATACCGACCGTGAGGCATTCATGCGCCGGTATGGCGCCGACACACTGGCGTCAAAGGATGAACTGCGCCGTGAAATGGCCCGGTACGTCTACCCCCAAAAGATTGATTCCGGCGTTCAGTCCCATGCCAGCGAGGTAAAAGTGGCGCTGACCGATGCCCAGCACCAGGCTCTGGCTGAAATGGATAGCAACATCGGCAAGGCCCGGCTGGCGCGCATGGCCGGCAAAGTGGATGTTGACGCCATGAAGGCGATATCGCCAAAGGCATTTGGGGGTGTACCGGATGACCAGCACGAAGCGCTGGCCCGCGACCTGCAAGCATCTATCGGTATCGTCAAGGACATGGCCATCCGCCGCATCATCAATGACCACCCGCAGGGCGCCAAGCTGGAGGCCGTAAGCCAGTACGCCACCCAGCGCAAGGGCAAGCCCGGTGTCGTGTTCGCGCACTCGCGCGCGGCCGTCGAGCAGATCAAGCAGCGCCTGGAGGCCGATGGCCACCGGGTAGTGTCGATCACCGGCAGCGACACGGCGGCCGAGAAAGAGCGCAAGCGCTTGATGTTCAACCCGGAGAGCGGCGAAGCCCAGGCTGATATCCTGGTTGCCAGCGATGCTGCCGCCACAGGCATGAATGTGCAGCGTGGGCAGTGGCTGTGGCAGCACGATACTCCGCAGACCGCCAAAACCCACGCGCAGCGCCGCGGCCGTATCGACCGTGTTGGCCAGAAAAACGAGGTGGAGCTCGCTGACGCCATTGCCGACCATCCGCTCGAGCAGAAGGACCGCACCCGGCTCTCCACGAAGTACGGCCTGCGCGACATGATGACTTCGCCGCTCGATGGTATCGACGATACCGGGCTGGCATATTTCCTTCAGCAGCAGCACCAGCAGCAGGGAGCATTACTATGAATCACGAAAACATGACCGCAGGCATCCGCGAGCAGATAGGCGCCGTCACCGGGCAGCAGAGCATGACCCGCAGGACAGGCCAAGCCATCCTGGATGGCGCTACCCAGCGCCTGGCGCAGGTACAAGAGCTGCTGGTGGGGCTGGCGCCTACATCGATCACAAATGCGGAGCATGGGCTCCAGTACAAGGCGTTGACGCTGGAGAAGGCCCGGCTTCAGTCGGTGATTCAGTCAGCCAAGGCTGATTTGGGGGTAACCGCGCAGGCTTCGTGACTGCAAAATGATGGGATTGGGATAATCATGCCTGCCAGTTTCACGGTAGCCGCCCCGCGACCATCTGGAGATGCCTGTGGATCCGCAAATCATCTGCCATAAACGGGGTAGCGCCTTCGTCTTCCAGGCTACCTATTCAGTCAGTAATGTGCCCGTCAACCTGGATGGGTATGTCATTACGTCGCAAATCCGTGACTCCGAAGGCAACTTGGTTGCTGATCTGGTAGTCACGATGGCTGATCAGGGGACGGCGCCCGGCCAGTATTCGATCAACTGCGACGACACCACAGAATGGACTCTGGGGGATCTCCGCTGGGATATCCGCTATTTGTCCGATTCGCGCCCGGTTATCACTGAAACCCTGATAATCCGCCTGGTGCGGCAGGTTACTGAAGCGACATGACCACCACCCTGAAGTCGATTGTTGGAAAGACGACGCTGGCGCCGGCCGATGGTGGGCCAAAGCTTGTGCTTCAGTCCGCAGTGTTCGGGCCTCGCGGCCTTCCTGGTGTCAGCATTACCAATGTGGTCGTACGCGATGACGAACACCTGATTGTTTCCCTGAGCAATGGCAATCAGATTGACGCAGGTGTCACCTACACAAACCCCATGCTGCCCAAGCAGCCGTGGAGCATCGGCCCCGATCTTCCCGGCGGCTACGTCAACGGCAACCGCTTTATTCCTGATGGCGATTTCGACTGGACGCAGCCCGATGCCACTGTGCAGCACGTTTATGCCGGCGACACCTGCGAGGTGCGCATTGATGGCGCCAATGTGTGGCTGGACGTAACGTATCCGCCGGCCAGCGTGGATAAGCGCGTAGCCATTGAGGCCGCGCGTGCTGAAGCGGCTGAAGCCGCGCTTGCCGAACAATTAGCCACTGAGGCCGCGCGTGCTGAAGCGGCTGAAGCCGCGCTTGCCGAACAATCCATTATTAACGCATTGATTTTTGGAGGCTAATCCTGATGAGCAAGACCATGTTGGGGACGTACCCTTTCAACGCATCTGCCAAGACTGTAGACCTGTCGAGCATCCCGGACTATACCTTTCAACAGTTGCGGCTCATCTACAACCTGACGGTACGGCTCCCCATTTACGTCAATACCAGCAGCACTTTCACGGGGTCGATGGATGGCGGCTCGCTGGTTTTCGACGCCAGCAATGCTGGAATGCAAAACACAGACGAACTGGAAATTATCTATGATGACCAGTCGGCACAGCCCGTATCTGTCACGAATCCCCCCGCTGACTATCCCTCGACCGAGACTGTTGCCGCAATTGCAGAGACGAACACCGCAATTGCCAATTTGCAGACAGTGCTCAGCGAATTTTCTGCTAATCTTGCTGAGGTCACGAAGAATGTTGCCGTCACGTTAAACGGGCGTGCAACTACGGGTACTGGCGCCGTGGTATCAACTGACGGGAGTACGGTAACGTGGCCGCTTACCGGCGCATTGCTTAATGCGGTGCAGATGAGTAACACGCTCATCACTCCTGACCAGGGGCCAGTATTCATTGCTGTGAGTTGGCCGGCTGGCACGGAGCCGGAGTATGGCGAGTTTCAGTCCGTTCTCGCAGGATTCGTCGCTGCATATTATGATCCTGATCAAGTTGTCTCTAACGGGCTGTCAGGAGGCGCGCTGCCTTTAGCTACCGCGCAGGGTACTGTTGCTATTAGCCTGCCCCATTCTGTTGAATTCAATAATGGGTCTGGTAGCACCTACGCAGCTGACTATGACTTCGGTCCCGAGTGGGTCGTATTCATCGGCTACAATCCTGTCAATGGTCAAGTATTTATCCGTTCAGTGAAAGGCAGCCACATCACGAATGCCGGGCCGTTTAATACTGGTCTAACGGGCCTGCCTGTGCAGGCGTTTATCGGCGTGAGCATGTCCAGTTCGACGCCGGCCAATGCCGGGCTACAACTGCTGTCAAATGCCGGGCTTGCCGCTATTGCCGCATCATGGGGCGATTATTACTATGCGTGGCCAGGTTATACAAATGTAGCTGACCCTGACTTTCAGTTGCTGACCTATGACTATGAAACGCACGATGCGCTTGAGAGCATTGAAACAGCGCTGACAACAGCAGTATCAAAGCTTTCGACCATCGCCACTAATTTGCCCGCCAAAGGGAGCGCTAATTCGGCCGCATCAATGCCCGTCACTATCGCCACAGATGATGCGCAATGGGGTACTGACGGCACCGGCATTACGCAGCCAACCGGCGGCAGTGGGGCACGTGGCTGGTGGAGTGGGATCTACTCACAGGCTCTGGCCATAGTCGCCAGCCTCGGCGGCGATGGGGCTGGCGAGTCTCCGGCGAACGGTACCGGCGTGCGCGGCTGGTTGCGATCCATTTATGATCGCTTGACGGCTGGCATCGGCCTCAATGCGGGCACCAATATTATCGGCAAGGTCGGCATTGACCAGACGACTCCGGGCACGACCAATGGCGTTGTCGTCAATAATTCCGCCCTGCCTGCCGGCGCAGCTACCGATACTTCCGTGCAGGCCATCACAACCAGCCTCGGCACAAAGGCGGACTCGGCTGCATCGACTGACACTGGTACATTCAGCCTGATAGCCCTCACAAAGCGGCTGCTGACAAAAATTCCCGTGCTTGGCGCAGCAGCCACAGCCAGCAGTATGCCGACTACAGTCGCTACTGACGATGCGCAATGGGGTACTGACGGCACCGGCATTACGCAGCCTGCCGGCGGCACCGGCATCCGGGGGTGGCTGAGCGGGATTTTTAACCTGCAAAACAGCACTGTCAGCGGCGGCCGAGTGCAGACACGCGCACTCACAGCGGCTACCGACACCGTGACTATTGTGGCTTCAGACACGACGCCCAGCACCCAGACCATTACAGCGGCCGATGCTGCAACAACATCCGCCACAGGACAGGGCAGCCAAATCATCTACACCGGCACACCGACAGCAAACAGCGTCGCGCAGTTCACGCTGGCTGGCCAGCAGACGGTCGGCCTTCAGCTTACAGGGGTCGTCGCAGGTAATCTGTACCAGGTCGAAGTCAGTATTGATGGCACCAACTGGTATCTACGCACGCTAACCCTAAGCGCCATAACCTGGGCCAACATTTCCGCGAATTGCCTGGGATCGGTCAATGTCGCCGGTATGAAATATCTGCGCGTCCGGTGCACGACGTATGTCAGCGGGACGGCAACCGTGGCACTGACAGAAAGCCTGAATGAAAGCAATATTACGGTCAGCGCACCGGCAGACATCGTCTATCCGACAGCATCAATCACCGCTACCGGGTTTTATTTGTTTCCTGTTCCGCAGGGCTATCAGTCCGCGCAGTTTTCTATCTATGGCACTTTCTCTGCCACGATGACATTCGTCGGGACTGTAGATAGTGCTGGCGTCACTGCGTTTTCAGCGGGGGCCATCCTCACCAATGCGGTGTCCTCGACGGGGGGAACGAGCAGCACGACCGGCGCCGGCAACTTTGAGCTTGCTATTCCAGTTGGGTCGAAGTATGTCGGCGTGCTCGTTACTGCATACGCCTCTGGCACTGTCAGTCTCAGTGTTTCTTTGAGCACGAGAGCCGCTCGCGTGTATTCCACAGGCAGTTCTGTCAGCGTGACTTCCGCTACTGGCGGCATCCTCGGCCTGACAGGCACCGCCTCGGACGGCATGTCCATCAGCACGTCCGCCCTGAATGTTGCGCAGCAGATGAGCTACAACGGGTCGAATTATGACCGCCTGCGCAACAACACCAGCGGCACGATTACCGCGAGTGGTGCGATCACGTCGTCGGCCGGCTCAACCGCGCAGACCAATTACAATGCCAAGGGCGTCATTGTCACTCTGAACATCACCGCGTATTCCGGCACGTCGCCCACGATTACCCTGCAGTTGCAGACGCAAGACGCGGCCGGCAACTGGGTCAACATCCCTGGCGCGGCTACCGCGACTATCTCAGCAGCCAATGGCAGCTACGTGCTGGTCCTTTATCCAGGCATCGCCGCCTATTCCACCTCGCCGGGGTGGGCTGTAAGCGGGGCCTTGCCGCGCAACTGGCGTGTGTACAGCACGATTGGAGGCAGCGGTTCTCCGTCGATAACCTGCTCGCTTGGTTACAACTACATTCTGTGAGGCCTACATGATCCTGACCGCCGTTTGTCAGTTTACGTACACCGACCCTGTGTCCGGCGACACCCAGCAAATCGCGCAGGGGCAGCAAATTGCGGACGACACAATGACCACGAATATCGTCGCGAATTACGTCAATGTGGCAGACCCGAATAATCCCGGATCGACAATCCAGATCGACAACGTGATGCGCACCTACGTCGTTGTCAGCGGTTAAATTTTTGGCGTAGCGTGGGCAGCCTGAACGAGATGTCCACCTGATTCCTTTAAACCTTTCGGGACTCCAGAATAGGCCTATCACGGATGTAGGCCTCCTATGCAAGACCACGGTGCAGATAGCGGCTTTCTCAGCGTAACCGACATGCTCAAATCCACCCCCGTTATGGAGGGTGGTATCCGCTACGTCTACATCGAGGCCAGCAATGAGCACCTGGACTACCAGAACGAGGTCATTCTCGCTGAGGCCCTGGGCAACAGCGCTGACTACTATCTCAAATTTGGCAATCTGGACATCGACCACTTCACTCAGATTGGAGCCAAGCTCGGCATTCCAAACTACTCCTACTATGAAATTGGCCGGCCTGAAGAGGTCAAGGTAAAGGACGGCAAAACCTTCGTGAAGGGCCGTATCTTCACCGGCGAAGGCCCTGCAGCCGAACAGGCAAATGCCTTTTGGGCGTCCATCACCACTCTGAATCCTCCCCAGCGCTGGTATCCATCCGTTGGCGGCGTCGTCGAGGAACGGGAAGAAGGTATAGACCCTTCGACCAAAGCCAAGAGAGTGATCGTGCGCAAGGTGCGCTGGACAAACATAGGCTTCAGCAAGACCCCGGTGAACCTGAATGTCCCGTGCGTGGCCACAGTCCCGTTCGGTGTGCTGGCCAAATCGCTGATGGCCGGCTCCGCAAAACACTTCGGTATCGACCTGACCAAAGCGCTCGAGGCTGGCTACGGCACTGATTCAGCATCCCTTTCCGGCGGCGCAGCTCTGCGCAAACAGTCCCTGTATGGCAAGACAATCAACTACTGGGACTTCCGCGAGGGGTTAGCAAAAAATTTACGGGACAATAAAGTCGGACCTAATCCGGGCGCCGAAGACCTGTGTGGCCATGCGATGGCTACCTATGGTTTGTCCAAGGCAGATGCCGCGGAATATATCGAGCGGTTTATGGGCGACCTGAAAACCGGAATGAAAAGCACACGGAGCAAGAAATGAGCGAATTTACCAAGCTGCTGGGCGAGTTGAAGGCTGAAACTGAAGCCCTGACCAAGGCGCTCCCCTCCGGCGAAAGCAATGCCGAAGACAAGACCGTCGCCGCTGCTGCTGCCGATGGCGCCGCTACCAGTGCTGCCGCCGCCAAGCCTGGCGAGAAGCCCGGTGCCGAAGGCGATGAAAACCCTCCCTCTGCCACCGCCGATGGCGATGACGATGACCTCACCATGGGCAAGTCCATGCAGGCCATTATCGACGGCAAGACCGTTGATGTGGTCGATGGTACTGAAATGGTCAAGGCTCTCAACTCCAAGGTGCTGGCTGCCCAGGCTGACCTGGTGGCTGTAATGCCTGTCCTTCAGGCCCAGGCCAATCTGCTCAAGGCGCAGAACGCCACCATCGCTACCCTGACCGGCCGCGTCGGCGATATGCAGAAGGCGCTGAATGCATACGCCAACGGCGGTGCTGGCCGTCGCACTGCGCTGACTTCCGCCGCTCCTGCTGCTGACGGTGGTGCTGCCGCTGCTGCCTCCAGTGGTGGCGTCGATATGACCAAGGCCCTGGGCGGCCTGTCGGGCAAGGATTTTCTGGCCAAGTCGCTGGATGCCATGAAGGCCGGCAAGATTTCCGGGGACCAGCTGCGTATGGCTGAAACCACCCTCAATCATGGCCAGCCCATGAATCCCGAGTTCGTCAAGCTGGTGCTTGGCGCGAAGTAAGCGGTACTGGCAAACATTGCAATAACAGGAGTTTAAATAGCATGAATCTGAATCCGGGCATCCTGCCCAACATTGCAGCCGGTACTTCCACTTCCGGCTCCATGGGCGCTTCCGATTTCGACGGTATCGCCTCGCTGTACAAGGCCCTGGAAGCAGGCTATGGCACGGACGTTTCCACCCTGACCGGCGGCGCAGCTCTGCGTATCCAGTCCCTGGAAATGACCATGCTGTCGACGATCCAGGAAAACAAGCATTTTGCCCTCTTCAATGAGCTGGCGAAGACCAACGCAACGGCGACCGTGGATGAATGGACTGAGCAGTCCAGCGTCGGCGGCTTCCTCGGTGGCTCGACCAACACTGAAACCGGCAACATCAACAACGCGCAGGGCGTGTACAACCGTCGTGTTGGCCTGGTCAAGTACCTGATGACTCGCCGTGAAGTGTCTTTCGTGACCACCCTGGGTAACAACCTGGTTGGCTCGGAAGCCGTGGAACAGCAGAATGGTGCTCTCCAGCTCCTGACCGATGCCGAGTTCCTGTCTTTTGAGGGTGACAGCAACACGGTCCCGACCGAGTATGACGGCATCCGTTCGCAGATTGTGAACGCTGTCAATGCTGGCACCATCGACGGTACCCACGTCGTGGATGCGCAGGCCACCAGCCTGAACAGCGTCACACTGATCAGCAAGGCGGCTGCCGAAATCGCCGCTTACGGCAACTTCGGTACCCCGACCCACCTGTTCATGTCCCAGCTCTGCCAGTCCGATTTTGACACCGGCCTGGACCCGGCTTTCCGCGTCCCGCTGACCGACATGCCCAATGGCGGTATCTCCATCGGCTCCCCGGTGGTCGGTATCCGCACTTCCTGGGGTAACATCAAGACCGTCCCGGACGTTTTCGTCCGTGACGGTGAGCAGATGCTGCCGTTTGAGCTGTCCTTCCCGACGATTGCTGCTGCCAACACCTTTGTGCCGGCTGGCGTGACTGTCGATGCCTCGGCCACCGATGCCTCCAGCATGTTTGCCGGCGTCAGTGTTGGCCTGTACTACTGGTATGTTGTCGGCGTGAACAATGCCGGTCAGTCCACCGGTGTGATGACTGCGCAGACTGCTGTTGCTGCCGGCAAGAAAGTGACGCTGACCATTTCCAAGTCGGTCGCCGGCACTGAAACCGGTTACGTTATCTACCGCAGCCGTGTCGGTGGCACGAATGCTCTGGCTGACCTGCGCCAGATCCCGGTGCGCATCCCTGCCACTGGCGCCACCACGGTCTATACCGATTACAACCGTGATATCCCCGGCACCACCACGGCTTATGTGCTGAACATGAGCCCCGGTGCCAAGGCGATCACCTGGCGCCAGCTGCTGCCCATGCTGAAGTTCCCCCTGTATCCTACTCAGGCGGCTACCGTGCCATGGGCTCAGCTGCTGTTCGGGTACCTGCGTATCGGCAAGCTGAAGCATCATGTGGTGATCAAGAACGTGCTGCCGAATGGCGCACCGTGGCGTCCGTTCAACGTCTAAACCAAGGCGTTGTGATGTAGCCCGACAAGAGGCCCTTCGGGGCCTCTTTTCATAAATGATGATAATGGAGAGAGAAAATGGCACAGGTCCGCCTGCGTTGCACCACACCGAATGCATCCCTGCTGATCAGCGGAATTGCGTTCACGGCTGCTACTGACGCCCTCGGTGGCGTCGTTTCCGGTCCCATCGAAGACACGGATGCCGCTTACTTCAAGGACATCCCAGGTTTTATCATCGAGCCGCCCAACGGCCCGGTAAAGAAAAAGCTTGTGCCGCCGGCTACCCCGGTCGCTCCGCCGGCTATTACGCCTCCGGCTGAGGGCGGTGAACAGCAGACCCTGCAGGTCGATGGTGGCGATGGCGCCGCCATTGATCAGGGTAACGCTGCTGATACCGGCGCCCCGGTCGCTGGAGCCGAAGGCCAGTAAGATTTTGTTGGGTAGCCGTCCCCATCGCGGCTGCTCAACTCTGAATGATGGGTCTACAAGAAGGAAATGATCATGCCTCTGATTACTATTGCAAACCCGCCCGGTCGTGACGTGATCCATGAGCTTGATCACAGCATGCCGGCCGCATTCCATGCTCAGCTCGGTCTGTTGCTCAAGACTATCGTGGCGCAGGTAAACGCCAACACCACAGCCATCAATGCTCTGGTGGCCAGTGTGAATGGCATCTGCGTGGCGCTGGATGCAGTGCCCGTCGCCGGCAGCTTCGTAGCTACCTATGGCGACCTGACTGGCGTGTAAAAACAGCCGGCCTGAAAGTGGCCGGCCCCAATTCCATTCTCTTGGCGGCCATTATGACGATTTTTACCAATATGGAAGTCGACGTAGCCAAGGTGAAGTCGCGCATCAATGGTGTGATTCTGGGGTATCTCGGCTGTATGCCGGCCGACGAGATTATCGAAGACGCACTTCTGGCTGCCGAAGGTGATGTAAAGCGCAAGCTTCGCGTCTTCCTCGAGCCCACATGGCTTATCCCTCCGTCTGATTTGGATAGCGTCCCCGCGCTTGATGAGGCCGGCACGGCTTATGAGCTGGAGCCAGGGTATGACTATGACCCGTCTTTCTTTGAAGGGGAGAAGTGGGGACTACTGGTGACCCGTCAGAACCGGATCATCCAGGTAACTGAGCTAAAATTTGTCTACCCACTGCCACTGACCACAGTTTGGTCGATCCCCATGGAGTGGCTGCGCATCGACAATAAGTATGGGCGCATCAATCTAGTGCCTTCCACGGCAGCGTTCTCCGCGCCACTATCGGTCTACATAATGAATGTGCTGGGGGGTGGGCGCACCATTCCCCAGATGCTGCATTGCAAATATCAGGCAGGCCTGAAAGATGTACGCAAGGACTGGCCCGACATTATATCGACCCTGTACCGCATGGCCATTCTGCGTATCCTGAATGACAATTTTGTGCCTCAGTCAGCATCTATCAGTGCCGACGGCCTCTCGCAGTCGCGTAGCCTGGACCTGAAGTCCTATGCAGATAGTATTGATACGACATTGGAGCGTATCCGACAGGAACTCCACGGCGTGGTCATGGGGTTTGTATGAACCTGAGCCCGCAGGATTTCAATAATTTCCTGGACGGCATTGGGCAGGATTTTCAATGGCGCAAGTCCTATGCCTGTCCCTGCATCAACCAAGCTACCGGATCGCCTCGCGGTGACTGCCTTCAGTGCGACGGGAAGGGGCGCCTATGGGTGGCACCGGTGCCAGGTACGGCTGGCGTGGCAGGCCAGTCTGTGCAGCGCAAATGGGCAAACTTTGGGCAGTATGAGTTGGGTGATTGCGTGGTAGCAGTAGGGAGCAATTCCCCGCTTTACGGCATAGGCCAGTTTGACCGGGCGCTGATGCTGGATAGTAACGAAGAGTTTTCGCTCTCTTTAATCCGCGGTGCCCGCAATGAGCGCCTGCGCTTCCCGGTTATCTGCATTGACCGAGTATTCTGGCTGAATGATAGCCAGGACATTGTCGAGGGGGGTCTGCCTGAACTTGATGCTGACGGCAACCCTACTTGGCCCGAAGGGGGCGCTCCACCGGATAAAACCCAGTATTCTATTTCTGGGCGCCGCCAGGTCGAGTATTACTGCTGGGGCCAGCTCCCCAGCACGCGCAATGAGCACCACGGCCTACGTCTGCCGATAAAGTGTGTACTCCGGCGTTTTGACCTGTTCGGCCGCTGAGGTTATATCAATCTGCATAGCGGCTGAGAATTCAGCTTCTGCCATCGGCCGTAAACTGTCTGTGAGCTTCTTGGCCAGGTGCAGTCCAGGCCGGGCCTTCACAATCCATCCCTTTGAGCCTTCCATCATAATCCTGAACGTCAGGTAACTGCTGCTGGGCACCTTGCCGCCGGCTGTCGTGTCGAAGCGCACCATGCCCGCATATAGCCGCTTCGTAGCCTTTGACATGCGCTTGTCGGTCAGATGCAGGCGATCCCCCCAGTTGTAGACCTTTGATGCCACCATGAGCGTTTTTTTGGTGCCCGTATCGCTCATGAAGCGGGGCTGGCGCCGGGCAGGAGTCATGCCTGTGGTCGGTGACAGGTTCACGACCTGGCCGGCCGGGCGAAACGTATCACGTACCACTGTGGACGCATCCAGTCCCTTGGCAGCCGAATATACCGCAGAGGGCATGCTGTCGACGTTATGCCTCATTGGGATAACCAGGAACCGGCGCCCGTCTTTTGTCCTGCGGACCTTGGTGCTGGTGTTCAGCATCTTTTTCAAATCGTATGGCGGTCGGCCATTCTCAATCTCGTAGGCATACTTGTAGTCGCTCCAGATTTCGGCGCTGTAGTCGCCTGTCATCTTCCATTGCAGCGACTGCAGGTAGGCCGCTTTCTCTCCCTGCCATAGTGGGGCCTGCTGGACCAACTTGCTCCAGCCGGCATGCCCATATCTGGCTACATCAGCTACCGACTCGGAAAGATTGGCAAAAATAATCTTGCCGCTCGATGCCGGAAGCTCGAGCAGTTTTCCCATGTCAACGGTGATCTGGAAGTCAGTGGTCATGCCCTGATGATAATGTCCCGGCCCCCTTTCGGGACACTAAGATTGCCAACATGATAACGATGATTTTCGCGCTGGCCGTCGGTAATGCCCTGCGCATCATGATGATGGTTCCTGCTGGCTCGCTCCGCTGGGTGGTTTTGCGTAGCACAACATCTGCATTTAGCGGCTGGAATGACCCATCAGCAGTGACCGTGTATGACGGGGATGACTCATCGACGGTCTTGGATGTGACAGGCCTTGTAAATGGGACCGTCTATTACTACGGCATGTTTTATACCCTGGATGGTACCAGTTGGACGGCAAGCGCAATTGTGGCAGCCACACCAAACGCCATCTATACCGAGGCCTCATCGGATGTCCAGGAAGTCGTCAGGGAGCGGCTTCTGATCGGGCTTGCCAATGAACTGCTGGCAGGCCGCGTCAAGAAAAAAGACGGTGAAATACAGGTGCTGAATGCGCCGCCGGTCTATGAAAATACCACTTTCCCTGTGGTTTCAGTGCACATGGACAGTGAAAGCCCCGTCAATCGCGCGATTGGTGAAGCCATTGGCGGTGAGTATGTGGATGCCGCAGGTAATGTTTTCGATGGTGAAGGCTGGTGGGTACGGGTCACACTGACCATTACCGCGTGGCTGTTGAATGGCGATGACCGCATTGATTTCCGTAAAGCCCTGCGGCGCTTGATCATCGCAAACCTGCCCGTATTCGATGATGCCGGCATGGTGGAAATTGAATTTTCGGCGCAAGACACAGAAGATTTTGAGTCTTTCGATTCGCCAATTTACATGAACAACTGCACGCTGACCTGCCTGGCTCCAGTCAACATCGTGCATGAAGTGCCCGCCATTACCGCGGTAAACGTAAACGTAATTTTTGAGGACTGAGATCATGCCTGAAGATACGAACAGCACCGGCGCCTCCGGCGCAGCTCCTGCACCGGCTCCTGCTGCCCAGGCTGCCCCGGCCCCTTCGGCGGCACCGGTAGCCACTGCTCCGGCAGCAAGCCCGGCTCAGGCGCCAGTGGCGCCAGCGGCACAGGTAGCGGTCGCGCCAGCGGTCAGCGTTGCCCCGCCTGCCATCACCTCGCCTACGCCTGTGGTTGATGCGCCTTCCCGCTTCCCGCTGTCGCTGGATCACTTCTGCACCAATCTGTCGAAGCGTGATCGCCGGGTGGAGCTGATCAGTGCCTTTCACTCGGAAGAAAAGCTGGCCGGCAAGGTCATGGATACCGATGCGGCTTTTCTTGAGCGCTTTGCAGCGTTCACGACCCGCAAGGTGTAATGCGGCGCCCATATTGATTTTCAGGAGAATGCAGACATGCCAACCGGCGTATTTTTTAACGGTCGCCAGCTGACCACCCCGACCACGGCGAGTGCGGTAAATGACTCGGCCATGGCCAACAAGAATTTGACCGTTGGCAATGTGGTCTGCCTCATCGGGCACTGCACCAGTGGTCAGCCGAAGGTCGCACTGAATTTTGGCGACCCCTCCACGGTAGCAGCCATTCTCGGCACCGGCGAGCTGGCGCAGGCTGTTATCAAGGCTTTCAACCCTTCCGATGAGTTGGAATCTCCGTCCTCGGTGATCGCTGTCCGTGTCGACCCCGCCACGCAGGCAACGCTCAATCTTGGCCCGATCATTGTCAACTCGATTGATTATGGTCTGCGCGCCAATCAGGTGAAAATCAAGGTTGAGGCAGGCACGGACCTCGGTTTCCGCGTCACGACCCAGCTTGGCAATTCGTATACCGTTGGCGACGACATCAACTCCAAGGCGTTCAATATCCAGTTCGTCAATGGTGGCGACAGCGCCACCATGACAGTGAATGGAACCCAGGTGATTCTGGCGACCAATGATGGATATGCCACCACTACCACCACCATCGACCTGACCATTTATTCCACGGTGCAGGAGTTGGCGGATTATATTGGCTCCATCACGGGCTGGACTTGCTCTGCCGTGGCAGGCGCCGAAAACAATCCTACCCTGGGCAGCCTGGACCCGGTTACTAGCGAAAATGTCCTGGTGGCCTACACGGAAACCGCCAATGTCTGGGCCGTCCTCCAGTGGCTCAACTCGAGCGCCAGCCCGTTCGTTACCGGCGCCGTTGGCACTTATGGAACCCTCGGCTACAGCCCCTTCACTTACCTGACCGGTGGCACGCTGCCTTCGAGTGATAACGGCGACTGGAGCGATTGCTTTGCCATGATCCAGACCAAGGATGTGCAGTGGATTACCCCTCTGTCTTCGTCCCCCAGCATCTGGGCGATGACCGATGCGCATGTGCAGTACATGTCCTCTGTCGGGAAGCGTGAGCGCCGCGCAATTGTGGGTGACGCCATCGGTACCACGGATACGGCTGCCGCTGCCGTCCCTGTCACCATCGGCAGTGACCGTACCTCGTACTGCCACCTGGGCTACTACGATTATGGCCCCACCGGCACGCTGGTCCTGCTGCCGCCCTATATGGCTGCAGCTGTTTACTCGGCCGCCTTTGCTGCTGCCGCCCCCGGCGTGGCGCTTACCAATGTCAGCATGACCTTCAGTGGCGTTGAGCGCGATCTGGTCGACCCGCTGGATACCGACCCGCTGATCAAAGCGGGCGTGTTCTGTATCCTGAACACTGATACCGGTTTCCGTGTGGCGCAGTCGATCAGTACCTGGCTGACCGACAACAACTACAACCGCGTGGAGCAGTCCACCGGCGCTGCGATTGACTTTGTGCAGCGCAACGTGCGCAACGCAGTGGATCCCTATCGCGGCAAGGGCGGCTCCCCGGCCATTCTCGGTGCCATCGAGGCAGCAACAGAATCCGTCCTGCGCGCCTGCGCGGTGACGCCCCCGAACGGCCCCGGCGTGCTGGTTGGCGATGCTACCAATCCTGCCTACAAGAACATCACTGTAGGTATCGATGGTGATGTTTTCTCGGTGCAGTACCAGGCCAGCCCGATCATTCCGGGTAACTTCATCCTCTGCACGATGAATGCGGTGCCCTATGCTGGCAGCGTATCCCAGGCTGCGGGTTAATCAGGAGTAATAGGACATGCCAGTAGCAACCAATGTGAAAACTCAGACCGGTAACCGCATTATCGTGCAGCTGAACGGTATTGCGGTTGGCCTGGCCCGCGGCGTCGATATGAACGATGACTACGGACTGGAGCCGGCAACCGGTATTGGTGATATCCATGTGCAGGAGCATGTGCCGACGGTCGCGCGGCATAGCGTTGCGGTCAGCACAATGGTTCTGATCACAGGCAATTTGCGCCAGTTGGGTATTGCTGTTGAAAACGGCGACGGGGCGCTCAAAGGGCTCATTTTTGATATCGTGACGCTCTCGAAAGACACCGGCGCAGTACTGCGCAAATACATCGGCTGTTCGTATGGCAGCGGCTCCGTGAACGTGCAGGCCAATGCTATCGTGGTCAGCAACAGCAACTTCATGGCTCTGGATGTGCAGGGTACTGGCCTGTAATAGATGGCGCAGACGGTTATATTTTGCCGCTGCGCCATTTTTTTAATTATCTGCTGTTGAAAACGATTAAAACTGGTGAAAAACCATGAACATGACTTACAGCAAGACAGGTGAGGCGCTGACTGAGGGTTTTGAAGGCTGCCGCCTGACGGCCTACCAGGATGTTGCCGGTGTCTGGACTATTGGCTATGGCACCACCGGCCCCGATGTTGTTGAGGGGTTGGTGATTACCCAGGATGAGGCTGTCGTTCGCCTCGAGAAGGGGATCGCCTGGGCGGAAAGCGCCGTCAATCGCCTCGTCACTGTCGCTCTGACGCAGCCTGAATTTGATGCACTGGTTGATTTTGTCTACAACCTGGGCGTTGGCGCATTCGAGGGATCTACCCTGCTCAGCCTGCTCAACTCCGGCGATTTCCACGGCGCTGCAGATCAGTTCGAGCGCTGGGACCATGCCGGGGGTGTGGTCGTGGCCGGTCTGCTCCGCCGTCGTGTAGCCGAAGAGACTGAATTCAATCAGGGCATTACGCCCTAATCCGGTGGCGCACGGACGCGCCGCCCATAACAGGAGAGATAGCATGAAAATTTCACGCAGAGTCGCAGCAACAGATTTTGATGTTGCGGTAGATGGCATAGGCACATTCCGTTTTGGTCGCCGGACCTTCCGTGACCGCTTCTCGATTGCAGCCAAGTATTCTGAATTCACCGAGGGCGTCCAGACGCCGACTCCCTGGCTTGATTTCATGGCGTCGGCAGTCGCTGCAATTACCGTTTTGGCTGTCGCTGTTCCGCCCGATTTCGACATCAACATGGTTGATGCGTATGACGGTGAGTCCGACAAGGATATCCTCCGCATTTATACGGCGCTCGTCGCCAAGGAGGATGATTTTCGCAAAAACCCAGGAAAAGGAAGCGCGGAAACTGGGGAGAGCGTGGTCTGAAACCATCGCCTTTTGGTTCCGGCGACAATACAATCTAGCCCCAAACGATGATCGCTTCCTGAACATCACCCCGTATGAAATGGAAGCCGATTACTGGGCGCATCAATATGCGGACAAAAAGGTAACCGAAACCTTCGAGGATGATGACTTTGACGAGGCTCAAATCCTGGAAGACATCAATAATGGTGATTTGGACCTTTCCCAGTTTGACGACGTAATCCCTGATCAGGCTGGAGGTGCGCAATGACAGATGTACGGGTAGGCGTGACCGCCAACACCTCCGGCGCTGAAGCGGCCCTGACCGGCATGGGGAAGGCTTCCGATAAGGTAGCTGTTTCTGTTGAAAAAATCGGTGTAGCCTCCGACAAAACGGCGCAGGGCATAAAGAAAGTCACGATGAGCATGAAGGAATTGTTCAATGTGCAGAAAATGCTATCGACTGCCTTTGGCAAGCCCGTCTCCCGTACCAATGCTCTGCGCTTCGTCAATGGCTTCTCCGATATGCAGTCTGGCAGCGCCGGGCGCGGCATCATTGGGCTGTTCCCCTCTGCGGCGGAATGGGCAAATCAAAATGATTTGATGCACGGCTCTAAAAGTGCCGCTGACGCCTATTTCCGCCGTACCGTCAACCAGGCTGCCGCCCGCGGCGGAATGGGCATGCGCATTTCCCCTATCATGCCTGCCGCTCCAGCAGGTGGTCCTGCAGAACCCACCCCTGAGCCTGGCCCGGAACCCGAAGAAAAACAGCCTTACGACTATGGTGGCAAAGCCAAGAGCATGGCGCTGGACATGTCCAAGGCTATGCTGGCGCTCGCTGGCATCCAGGGCATCATGGCGCTGGCTGGCCAGGCCATCAACCTCGGCACCACGGAGGCCATGCAGACGGATACCCTGAAGCGCATGATGGGCGATACCGGCGTCGACTACACCTCGCTCCGTGATAGCTTCCGCAACAACCGTGACGGCCTCGGCCTCACCTCTGGTGATCTGGGGCGCCTCGGCCTCAACTATGCGCGCACGGCCGGCATAGACGGGTCTTCAGACATTGCCGGCGAGACGCGCACAGCTGCCGGCTTTGGCCGGTCCTACGGCATTGAGCCTGACGCCACTGTCGGGTTTTTCGGCAACATGCGCAAAGAGGGCATTACCTCAAACGACAGCAGCAACCGGCGCCTGGCGCTGATGATTGCTGAGGCCATGGACAAGGGCAAGGTCGGGAGCCGCACCGAGGAATTCCTGAGCGTGGTCAGCGGCTTCGTCCAGCGGGCCGCGCAGAGTTCGTTCCAGCAGGGCAATGTCGAGCAGTTCATGTCCTACCTGAGCACGCTGACGGGCATGGGCATCAAGGGTGTCGATATCGAGGGCGCAGCGGGCCTGATCAATCAGGCTGATAGCAGCTATCGGCAGGGCGGGGGCAAGGGGGAGGCAAGCCTTAATGCAATCATGGCCTCTCTCCACCAGGCGCATCCTGGCCTCGATCCATTCCAGTTAAAATTCCTGATGGAGGGCGGCCTCGGTGGCACCATGCAGGGGGCATTTGGTAAGACTACCCTTGGTGCTGACTGGATTGGCAAAGGAAAACTGCCTCCTGGGATGGACAGCAATGAAACTAATGCTCAGGCTTTGTCGAATATGCTGCGGTCGAAAGGCATGCCTGAATGGCAAATTGCTGACTCGCTGGCAGGCATGTTTTTTGGAGGGAATGAGCATAAAGGCATGGCTCTTGATCTGTTAATGAAGGGTGCTGGTAATAAGTTTGGAGGCATGGCCGACTCACTAACAGCATCTGGCATTGATATCAACAATATGAGCGTCACCGGCTTCCAGACGATGGGCAAAGTCATGGGGGCTGATGCCGGTGGCCTAGAGCAGTTAAGGCAAGATTTTCTTCACCGCCAGGATATGCAGGGAGAGACTGGAAAACTTAATGACTTGGCAGGGAAAAGTCCTGATGAAATGAGGCGGGTTCTGTTGTCCTTAGCGGCTGCTCATGGACAAGAATCGGACCCCGGAAAAGACTTGCTCAACGCAACAAAGGACATGGAGCAGTCGCTCACTGATCTTGGCAGTAAAAGTCTTGTCGTAATGACGGATTTAAAGGAAATCGTATCTCGTATTGCAACAGTGCTTGGCGCTGATAGTACTTACAAAGATTCTGGAGCTTTGCCGCAATCCAAAATACTGAATGATGCTCTTGGTACAGGAAAGCTGGGTCTTAGTGGTTGGGATACCAACCCAGAAAACCCTGACTATGCTGCTAATATTGCCGGCCTTGCTGATCTGAATGCGCGCCATGCAAAACTGCGAGGAACAGGCCGTAAGCTTCAGTTTAGCGCCAGTGAAGAAGCCGCTATTTCCGCAGCTGCTGGTGGCGATCCAGCCATTATAGATATGATGAAAGCAAATCTTGGCGTCGAAGGCTGGGGTCATGGAAATCTAGATTATTCTGACACAAAAAATGGTGCATATAGCCCGGCGCAGATCCGGGAGAGTGCTATTCGTCAATATGGCGGAATGTATGGAATTACTGACCCTAAACAACTTTTAGGCAAGGGCGGCTTTAATGCTGCCATGCAAATTATGGCAGAAATTGAGCGGCACAATCTTAAAGCCTTTGGTGGTGACAAGTTATCTGGAATGCTTGCCTATAATATGGGTGTCACTGGGCTTAGGGATTATCAAACTGGAGGGTCAGCCGGCACTGACGCCATGAAAGAGCATGGTATTGACTACATGCTTAAATTGGCTGCAACAGAGCGCAATAATGGTAATGCTGGGACAAAAATAAATATAGTCATCCAGAATACCGACGGCTCCAAGAAAAAGAGCGTATTTTCCTCGCCTCCCAAAGCCGCAGGTGTACCAGGGTCTGCGCAGATTGGCAGTAAGGATCATGACACTTTCTGGGTGGGAAACTAATGAACGTTGATCGTCCTGCTCTGTCAGTAAGGCTCTACAAAAATGTGGTGCGCACGACTATAGGCGGCAACCTGGCCGCTTCTGACCGGGCACGCGCTGGTGCCTTCAATGTAGACCTGACTCCCTACATTACCGAAAACGGCCATGTGAAAACCAATAAAAGCCGGCAGAGCATCAGCGGTACGTTTGATATCATGCTGGCCGATATTATGCGGCCCGACACCATGGATTCGATTTATGCCAGCATCGAGCCCATGGACCTGATTGAAATAAGGTTTTGTCGTAATCAGTCAGACCCAGCCTATAAATCCATTCCCGGCAATATCCCTGTCGTCATGCGCGGCTTTGTGAGCAAGATTACCCGCTCGCGCGCCATGTCAGCCGATGGGAAACCGTTTATGGGCGTGAGCATTAGCGGGCATGACTACGGGAAATTGTTTGAAATATTCCGCATTTTCTATGCCAACAATTACATCATTGGTGACAATATAACCAGTGCGTTCCCTCTTTTTGAGAAGTTCGGGGCCTTCTTTAAAGTTGCTGTGTCAGCCGCTGAATTTGTCGATACGGTCAGGGATAAAATAATCAACAACCTCATCGACAAGATGCGGCAGGAGTCGCTAGTTATTGCGTCTGCAACCTCCACGTCTTCATTCATATCAGGGCTGAATACTACTGTGAATGGGCTGACGGCTGGCCAGCAAATCGCACTCCTGGGGGCTTCTCCGATACCGCCCTCCCCGATCATGCATATTCAGCCGTACACCCCATATTCTCCTGATCTTGTGAGCGCCAGCCAGAATCCTCTTAATCGGCCCAATGTAAGCTGCTTGGGCTTTCAGGGGTTCAATAATGGCTCCCTCTTCGACTTCATGTCGATCTATGGTGACGTGGGCGCCTTCAATGAGCTGTTTGTGCAGGACGAGGAAGCAGGCGTATTTCTGATGTACCGGCCGCTGCCTTACCGGGATGTGTACGGGAATTTTATCAATGCGCTGCATACCACGCAGGTTCCGCAGCAGGTAAAAATAACGGCTGCCGACATTACCGATATCACGCTCAGCCGGTCTGACGCCAGTGTCGCTAATTTTTACTGGGTGGATAACCCTGACTGGTACCCTGGCGATGCCAGCCTTCTCAAGATGCAGTCCGCTGTCGGTGGGCAGAATGACTACACCTTGGACGGCTATAAAAACGCCACAAACCTGCTCTACGGCGTACGCAAGATGGAGGTACAAACGCACCAGCAGGGCAGTGCCACCAGCCGCGGCGGCCAGATGCAGGATGAAAGCGGGAGGCAGCAAGACCTGAGTTTCTTTTCAGGATGGCTTGGTGATAAGCTGGCCCAGTTGATCGCTCAGAACAAAGACAACGTGGTCTTTGAAGAGGGCTCGCTGTCCCTGAAGGGCAATGAGAAGATAAAAATCGGCAATGAGCTCCTGGTGACAGAGGGGGCCATGAACTGGCAGGGTTACGTCGAGTCAGTTTCTCACGAATACATGCCGTTTCGGAGCTTCACTACTCACGTCTCTCTCGAGCGCGCCACCTCATTCATTGCCAGGTTGCAGGTGAAGGCCGGCGGCAAATCCCCGTACCTCTCTGAGCTGGGCGGAGCTTCGGCATATGACTAATTTGCGCCTCGCCAAGGTCACAAACATGCACCCGGAAGGGATATGCGCTGACCTGATCTGCTTGGACAATGGCGACCGCTATCCGGCTGTCATGATCATGGGCGAGCAGAGCCTCAGCGACTGCACAGGCACCGTTGACCTGACTGAGCCTGGGCTCCCGCCATCTGGATCTGCCGGGCAGTCTACGGACATAAACGACAGCACTACAGGACCAAACCTGATCGCCGTGTGCGGCACGCTTCGCCATGGTGGACTGATAATCCTGGGCTTCCTGTCTCCCCAGAAAAGCCAGATGTTCGTGGAGGCCGGGCGCCGGGTCCAGCGCCATGCTTCCGACGTTTACACCACAACGGATATTTTCGGGAATTTTGAGCTTTACCATCCTAGCGGCACCTATTTAAGGATAGGCGAATCGACAGCTCATGACGATCTGACTGGCCGCGATTTTAAAAAGCTGTGGGCTATCACCAAGAACACCGGGCGCCAGCCTCACATCCATATGAGTGTGGCGGTGGGAGGGGTATCACAGGCCAGCCTTGATATGGCCCCCACTGGCCAGGTAACAGTTACGTCAGGCGCTGACACAGTTGTAAATGCCACTTCAAACGTCTATGTGACAGCCGCAAACGGAAATATCAACGCAACTGCTACAACCGGCAATATCACAGTGTCTGCTCCGCTCGGGAACCTGAACATCCATGCAGCTACCGGGGCCGTGAACGTGCAGGCGGTAGACGTGAATGTCACCGCTACTGCTACCTCTATAACCGCACCCACCAATACGATCACTGGAAATCTGAACGTGATTGGGCTCATCAGTGCTGGCGGCTTGGCGTTGACAGCTGTTGGTGGCGGCACAGGTGCTGCGGCTATAGCAGGCAATGTGACAGTCACAGGTAGCATAAACGTGCCGACTGGCTCAATGGTAGTGACGGCTGGAGACATATCGATTGCAGGTATCAGCATCAAGACCCACTACCACACCGGCGGCACCATCGGCGGCAATACCGGCGCAATGGTGTGACTGTAAACTGGCGGGACTATGCAGAATCCACCACTATCTCAAAAACCGGATACATCACCCATCGGCTTCGCGCTGGTGGATGTGACACGGCCGAATGGACCCGTGCAGTTGCTGACGCTCAACATCCGGCCTGAAGACGTAAACATTACCACCCCGTCGCGCGTGACCGTCCAGCAGACGCTGGGACAGGCCGGCACAGCTGGAGCATGGGCTGATGAGTGGGGTGAGGGTCTGGTCAGTATCAATATCTCCGGTCACACTGGCTGGCGCACTGATGCTGCCCAGAAGTCATCTGTCGAACGGCTGATCGCCCTGCAGGGCATGATTCAGCAGTGGCACAATTTGCGCGCCCTTGCCGCAGAAGAAGGACGCGACCCATCCGGGGTGTTGCTGATTTATTCCGATGGTTTGAATTTTGTGCATATGTTCGTGGTGCCGCTCGTTTTTTCATTGAAGCGGAACCGCTCACGGCCGCTGCTGATGATGTATCAGATTGCCATGACCGGCATTGCTTACGTCTCGGCGGCTACCGCTGGGACGCTTGATAGCCTGCTGGCGCCCAAGCCTTCAGATCAGTCCGTAGGCGACTCCATATCGTCCGCCCTGGCTGTCATGGATAAAGTTACGTCAGCGCTGAATACTGCGACCGGAATACTCCATACCGCGCTTCCGAGTATTCTGGCTGGCCCGATGAACAGCTTTAATAGCCTGTCAGCAGCTATTGTAGGGGCGGTCAATGCTACTCGGCAGGCTCCATCAGCCTCCCTGAATCTGCTGGCCGCAGATGCTTGCATGGGCGCGGCCAATGTATGGCGGGTCTTGGCGGCAGCCATCACTGACCCGTTCGCCGGTAATCTTTGCATGCAGGCTGCGGCTGCTTATGAGAACGTCACCTGCCTCCTGCAGAATATCCTGATACCCCCTGCCCAGTTCCCTGATTACTCCGCTGTGTACGGGGCATCCAACTGCTCATCAACTTCAGGCGGGAGCGCTGTTGCTCAGTTGAGCAATCCGCTCGCTTCGGTTTATCCAAACCAGGCGCCGCTGGCCACCCAGAATGAAGCAGCGCAGTTCTCCACTGGTGCGCTGAAAAACTGCGACCCGGTACTGTCGCCGCCTTCCATGGTGGCTATTCATGGGCATGTATCCAATATTGCTCAAGGAACGACACTGAACGCCTCGGCTATTGCTGCTCAGCAGGCCCTGGCATCCAGTTCCAGCGGCCCATCAACTTCTTCTACCGGCATGACATCCCCGCTGACTGGCGTTCGCTTCGTGCAAACCCAGTGGGGCGATACCCTCCAGAAAATCGCACTTCGAGAGGTGGGGGATGCATCAAAGTGGGTGGATATCGTCAATATCAACGGTCTTTCTGCGCCATACCTGACGGGCGATGATTCGCAGGTGACTGCCAGCGTCCTGAAGTTTGGTGATTCGATAAAAGTCCCGTCGACATTCGACAGCACAAATGGGGCAGCTTCCGCAAGTGAAATATATGGCACAGATATAGATTTGACTTCCGGTGATTTTACTGCAACTGATTCAGGCGATATTGCCGTGCTGGTGGGAAATGACAACCTACGGCAGGCGCTGACCATGCGCGTCAACGTGCAGCGCTATGAGCTCGTCTACTACCCTACCTACGGAAGTTTTGTTCGGACGATGCTCGGCAAGGGGAATAACCCCATCAATGCCAACATCGCCAATGGTTATGCTCAGGCGTCAGTACAGTCTGACCCTCGCGTCCAGCGGGTCCAGAATTCTACGGTCCAGGTAACCGGCGATGCCATGGAGATAACCATGGATGTAAACCCGATTGTGGGTAAGCCTCTTTCTGTCACGGTGAGCGTTTAATCATGGCATTTCAGATAAAAAACTTTGTCTCCATTGCCGCGGCCATGATCAACCGCATGAAAGCGGTGCAGTCGCTGCTGACTGATTTTAATGTCGGCGCTGCTGCCCGTACGGTGGTAGAGGCGGTCGCCATTGAGCTCGATCAGTACTACCAGCAAATGTTCAATGGCCTGAAGGAGGCCATCCCGGTAGCGATTTACAACAGCTTCGGCTTTCCGCTGCTGCCGGCCCAGGCATCCCGCGGGCTCCTGACGTTTACTGCCACAGTATCTGCGTTCGATCAGCCCATCCTGGCTGGTGCCGTAGTGACTGTGCCCGGCGGCACTATCCGCTATGTCACTCAGGCGAACGCTGTTATCCCTGCCGGTGACACTACAGTATCTGTGGAGGCTGCAGCTGATACGGTCGGGCTCGTCAGTAATGCGGCGCCAGGGACTATTACCCAGTTGGTCGGCAGCATTGCCGGGGTGACTGGCGTCACCAATACCCTCGCTTTCGGTGGCGGCCAGGACGCTGAGACGGAAGACCAGCGCAAAACGCGCTTCCAGTCCTACATCCAGTCCCTTGGCCGGGGCCAAGTCTATGCACTCCAGTACGGGGCGCAGACAGCCTACCTGCTGGACAGCTATGGCAATATTGTGGAAAGCGTGATCAGCGCCATCGTGCAGGAAATGTATTACATCGATGACTCCAACCCGATTGGACTTATCCATGTTTTTATTTTCAACGGCAGCACGGGGGCGAGCTCTGATTTGATCGCGAAGTGCCAGCAAATTATAGATGGCTATACCGACACCAACGGCAACAAAATCGCCGGATACAAGGCGGCTGGCACCATTGTAGTGGTGTATGCCTGCTTCACGTCTACCTGTGATGTGACTGGCGTGGTGACTCTTCTGCCAGCCTACGCAAGCAGCAGCGTTGCTGTGCTGGCGGCCTGCACAGCGGCGGTGAACGCCTATATCGCCAGCCTGCCTGTGGGCACCAATATCATTCAAGAGCAGATCCGCACAACGATTATGAATGTGCCTGGTGTCTATAACGTGGTTTTGTCTGCGCCCGGTGGGGACGTTACGATTGCCTATAACTACAAAGCCCTTCCGGGCACCATTGCTCTGACGACCTGATATGAAACTGACGCGCAAGCTTTTCACCTGGGTACATCGGGCATTCAGCAAAGACCCGAAGGCTACCCTTGCGCTGCGTCTTGACTATGATGGCACCATGACGTGGACTGTTGCAGATGGATTTCTGACTACCACTGTGACTGGCGGCTCGGGCGCCGCACTCAACATCGATCTTTCCCTTTACACCCTGGCTGCGCTGGCGACCCACCTTGCTGCCCAGACGGGGTATACGGTGGCTTTCTCGCCGCCTGATTCTATTGCACAGTTGAGTGCGCTTTCCATTCTGGACGGCTCCAACACTCCAGCCGTGAGCAATGGCGATCACCTGAGCATATTCACGTCGCTGGCATGGGCGTTTCTTGATAGCAGCGCCTCAGAGCTGAATCAGGCGGTGAACTCCATTCCGCTGATGATAGACCAGATGGTAGTGGGAACGGCGGAAGGCACATGGCTTGATTACCACGGCAGTTTTTTTGACTGCGTGCGCCAGAATAGCGAACTCGACCCCCAGTACGCTGGCCGTATCGTGACGCAAATGTTCCAGCCGAAAGCCAATAACGTGGCCATCGAACTCGCGCTTCAGTCTCTCAACTCAGGCCAGCTTGCCACAATTACCGATGCCCCGCTGGTTAGCGGCAATTACGGGTGGTTCGATGCCGAGATTGACACGGCCGGCGTTACCGATATCGCCTCCCTGATTATTCGGTCAAGGGCGCTCATTGATCAGTTCCGGGACGCAGGGACCAATCTGCGCAATTTCTATACCTCGATCAGCACTACTGACCGGTTTGTGTCCACGGCAGTATCCCAGCTGGGCGTAACAATTTCGGTAGGGCCTTGAAATGTCCACGTATAAGACCCTGATCACTGCCCTGGGCGCCACGCTCGAGGCGGCTGCTCATGCCTCTGACACTCAGATTGTCTATGCCACTATCAGGGTTGGAGACGGTGGCGGCGTGCCAGTCACTCCAGATCCGACCCGTACAGCGCTGGTGCACCAGGTATTATCTGTGGCGCTGAACAGCCTGACAGTGGACCCGTCCAATGCTGACCAGTTCATCGCAGAGGCAATAATCCCGGCAGTAGAGGGAGGCTGGACAATCCGCGAGCTCAGCCTCAATGACAATGCCGGCAATATGATTTTCACGGCGAACTGCGGGGATACCTACAAGCCCACGGCTGCCGACGGCGCCACCTCAGACATGCTTATCCGCATGACGATTGCCGTGTCGAATCCTGACACGGTGACCATTATCCTGGACCCCTCTATCGTTACTGCTACCCGCGAGTGGGTAGGCGACAACTATCTGGCAAAGGCCAACAACCTGTCCGATATTGCCAGCGCCGCAACTGCGCGCACCAATCTTGGGGTTTATTCCACGGCCCAGGTCGATACCAATATTGCCGCTGAGCAGACTCGCGCCACTACGGCGGAAGCTGCACTGAATACGGCAATTGCCGCTGAGCAGACTCGCGCCATAACCGCAGAGGGCGTATTAACCGCTGCTGTAGCTTCGGAAGTAACTCGCGCAACATCGGCTGAGGCTGTGCTGGCGGCGGGCCTTGTGCCGCCCGGCTCCGTGTCACACTTTTTTGGCCTGACCGCTCCCGCCGGCTGGCTGATCTGTAATGGCCAGACGATTGGCAACGCTGCCAGCAACGCGAATTTTGCTGATCCCTCATCCAGTACGCTTTTTGGCATTATTTGGGATGCGACGCTCAACACCACCGATGGGGGCGCGTTCCAGATGCTAACGGCTGACGGCGCTCCGGTGGCACGTGGCTTGACCGCCGTTGCTGACTATGACCTCAACTACCGTATCCCGCTCCCTGACGACCGTGGCCTCTTCTGGCGCGGCCTTGACCTTGGTGCTGGGGTTGATGCTGGGCGTGTGCTGGCGACGAGTCAGACGGACGCATTTGGATCGCACAATCACGACGTGAACAATAGCGAATATAACTACACCGTGCAGCCGGGCTCGAATGTCATCGCTGGATTTCCGGCGGGGGGAACGACCGTCACGACGTCCTCCGGCGGTACTGAAACGCGCCCGAAAAACCGCGCTTACCTGCCGATCATCAAACTCTAACCGGAAAAAAGGAAGTTATGACATGGAAAATGAAAGCATTATTCCATTTTGCCGGACTGAAACCGAAGAGGAACGCAGGGAACGCGAGCAGGATGAGCGCCTTGTGCGCCTGATCAATCTTGCTCTGGACGGCCGGGCAGAGGATGCGCGCATTGACCGCAAAATCCATGCCGATCATCACATCATCGTGGCGAAGTGGATTGAGCGAGAGGAAAAGGCGAAGGAACGCTGGGATATTTTCCGCAAATCGATGCTGGGGGCAATTGCGGTTGCGATTGTCACCGGGATAGGTAAAGCGCTGGTTGTGCTCGGCACCCTTGTGGCTGCCGGGTGGGCCAGCCAGCCTCATGGCCCAGGTGGGCCGCACCCGTAGGAGAGAGCGTCATGCAGAACTGGCAGAAAGGCGGTTTGTTTTTGATCTACAGTGCCATCCTGGTATGGATTGGCATGATTGCTGAGGGGCACATCCTCACGAAGCCGGGCCCGACCCCGGTTCCCATGGCGGCCATCGTGCAGCCAGACAAGTCGGTACTGCCGCCGGTGGCGCCGGGCGCCGACAAGCAGGCCGACAAAATGGCCAAGGCTCCCATGCTGCCCAAGGGTGCCATCCATGAGCATACGGTGATTGCATCCATCCAGCCGGAAGCACAGCCTGCGCCTCCCCCCGTTGCGCCGTTTAAGCCTTCGAGCGATGGGATGTGCCATGATACCCCTGAGCCGGCGCCAGTCTGTAAAGCGGTCACCGTGCGCCTGGATGCCATCAAGACGGCTGACGGCTATCACCGGTATATCGTTTCGACACCAGACGGCACCATTTTGAGTACGCTGGATGTTCCGCCGGAAAAGGCGCCTCTGGTGTTCAGTGAGCCCAAGTATGGTATTGGTCCACTGGCCGTTGCCGGCCTGAAGCCTGGGATAGTGGGAACGTACAAGATGGGAACAGCCGTCGAGGTTATTGGCGAAACCTTTAACCTCGGCGGCAAGGGTGGTGCGTACTTTGGTGCAGGTGTGATCTGGCGGTTCTAAAGTTCTACAGCGGCGTAAATCTCAACACCGGGAAACTTTTTATCAATCTTGTGACAAAGTTTCTCGGTGGCTTCATCGATAACGATTACCCCAACACCTGTTTGCTTTAAACGATGAAAAATGAACCGCTTGGTGGCAATGTTTGCATTCACTTCAAAAAATGTAACCCCATCTTTCGTCAGCTTTTCTTTTAAATCCCGCAGGTAAGTGGTTTTTCCAGTTCCTGCGCTGCCTTTGAAAATAAGCTTTATCATAATCAGTCCTCTCTATCTGGAGCCAGTTCAAGCACGGTTTTAAGCCGGTCTAACTGGCAATAGGCCTTTCATATCGCATCCCCAGCACCAGCCGCAATTTCACTCGCCAGCAGCTGGTGCTGAGAACCCTTCTTTTTCGCAAGTTCCGACACTTCGCGCGCCAGTTCGCGTAGATCCGCACAATCCTCGATCATGCTCTGATCACGGCTCATTTTTTTCAGCCCGGATACATCCTGCTTTAAAACCCCAAAACGGATCATCGACAACATCATTACGGACCCATGTTCCGCATTGCAGGCATACCTGGCCGTCTTCGCCACTGTGAAACTCAGGCTGCGTATCGGCGCCCATGCAGGCTTTCGTGGGGTGCAGGTCCATTACCGTGCCACCGGGTAACCGTCGTGCAAAACTCCATCCAGCGTGCGGCCGGCGTGCTTGGTGCCGACCTTGCGGTAAAGCTGGATTTCGCGATGGTCACCCTTCTCGAAGGGCTTGCCGTCCTCCCATACCCAGTCCTTCAAGGGTGGGCCCGGCGGGCAGTCAGGGTGGTTGGAAGGCAAATACTCACCCCACTGCTTGAACAGGAACGGCACGCCATGCTGCGCGCAGTCGTCGCGGACCTTGCGTACCCATTCGGCTTTCATGATGCGGGCCTTGTCGCCGCTCTCGCCGCCAAGGACAACCCAGTCCAGCTTATTGCCATGGGAGCCCCCATTTTTGGCAGACCGGAAACCATCGAGAGCATTGTCTATATGAGTCCGGCCGCCCCATTTCCGCTCGAGCATGGTCAGATTGACCCGGCCAATCATCGGCTCCAGCGATATCCAGCGCACGGCCGCAATCGTGGTCAGCAACAGCCCAATACGTTTGTTGGCCCATTCCTGATTTTCCACGCTCACGCCAAGCCAGACATTCGGCAGTGGGATAGCCGGCTTGGCCAGCACCAGGCCCATGCGCTCGGCGGCCAGTACCAGGCGCTCAGGCTCGCGGGCAATGCCCTGCATGTAGGCCTTCATGACTCCCGGCCGCTTCGTCAGCACCTGAAAAGTATGCTGGCTGGCCAGCGCCATGACGGCAAAAACCTTATCGATGAAATCCAGCGGCACAGCCTCATAGAACAGGTCAGACATGCTGTTGACAAAAATCTTGCTGGGCTTTTTCCATGACAACGGTTCCAGAAGCACGCTATCAATAAGCATGATCTTGCCATTCCACTGACGATGTTCGCCTATAAGGCCAGCATAGGGCATTCCTTCGCCATTGAAGCGAAAAGCAATCTTTTCAGCATAGCAGTTCATGCAGCCAGGGCTCACACGGGAGCAGCCGCGCGTGGGTGACCAGGTGCTATCTGTCCATTCTATTGATGTTTTTCTGACTGCCATGATCGATGCTCTTTAAAAAACACCCCGGCGAACCGGGATGCTCGGGTTAACACCTACTTTTTTCAGCCACGCTTGCCGGTGTAAAAGGCAATGTTGTGGCCCGGCAGCTTCGATTCGAGCTGTTCGGATACCTTGCTGGCGATGTTGGCCAGGGCGCGCTCGAGGATGAGCTCGAAGTCGACCATGACATAGCACATGAACAGCTTCTTCGTGTCCTTGTCCACGCGGTAGCGGTAAAGGCAGTCGATACCGAACGGATTGGCATAGCGGAAAATGCGAACGCCAATCTGGAAGTTGCTCGGAATATCGATGGTGCCCTTGGCGCCGGCCCCGCTCTCGCTTTCCTCCTGGTAGGTCAGGCGATTATCGCCATTCTGGAGGTTTTCAGAGGATACGTAGACGATCTTGGACTTCTGGTAAAGCGTCTTGGCCACTTCCAGCATGGTAGCCGCATCCGGCCGCACAATTTCACCGGCATGACGCTCCAGGAAGTCAGCGAACTGCACCTGCGGAATCATGTTGTCATTGTGCTTGGCCCAGGCGTCAAACTCGGGTGCCCTCAGCAACTGCAAGTGGACCACATGGCGCCCCCACTGGGCAGGGCCCTGCACATCAATGCCAGTAGTTGCCAGGGTGCTGAATCCCTCCGGCAATTCCTCGGCATCCGGGCGGATTGCGCCATCGTGGTAGTCGATGACGGCCGTCATGCTCAGCGAGGCCAAGTCAGAGAACACCACGGTACGACCGCGCAAGGCAAACTTGCCAAGATAGGCCGTGAACGAGTCAACGTCGTTCAGCGTGATGTTCTGCTTGATTTCTACCGGCTGCGACAGATGCTCAGCCAGCGACTTCAACTCATAGCCTTCCGGCACGACAGCAAAGGGGATGTTGGTGCCAGGCACCGTACTCAACCCAACCAGCTTCGCGCCGAGCGCGAGCAATTCTTTCGTGTTTTCAGTATTCATGATGCGGATTAACCCTGCTTGGAGTTGCCAAGTTCTTCCAGGGCCGGCTTGTCGCTGCCGGTGGAATTGATGGCGACGAGTGGAAGTTTCTGCTGCTTGGGATGCTCACGCAGCAGGTTGTTTTCAGGGGTGACGTACATCAGGGTCTTGCCGCGCGAAATGGTCGGCGACTTGACCTTGAAATCGGCATTGATGCTCATCTGGCCCTTGCCTTCCGGCTTGTAATCCAGGGTGATGGTGATCTTGCCGCCCTTGTTGGTGAGGCCGATCAGGTCGACGAGTTTGTTCTGCTCGACGGTCAGTTCGTCCAGGAAGCTGCCGTGCTCGACTTCGCGCAGCAGGTCAATAAACGGGCGGATGCCCTTCTTCGGTTCGTCCACGGTATGCTCCTGTGGTTTTGGTGGTACTGCTCGGTAATCAGCTGTTGCGCTGCGCGGAAGGAACGTAAGTATCCTTTTTGAAGCCGCACTTCAGCTCTCTGTAAACCCCTTTGTAGCAAGTCTCCAGCAGGCGGATGCCGGTGTAAATATGGCGCTCGTTGGCGCCACGGACATACTTCTCATTCGGCATGCCAATGCTAAGCGCGTGCGCATCGCGGCGGAGTGCCTTTGCTTTTTTCGCGTTCACGGTAAACCCCTAAAAAGGCGCACGTCCTTGTGCTGGAGTAATTAAAACAGGCTGCCGTCATCCTCCGGCGTTTCCTGCTGCGTGGGTGCCTGCTTGGGAGCCGGCGCCAGTTTCTGCTCGGTCTGCTGCTTGTTGGTGGCAGCTTCAGCGGCATCCGTCACTACCTGGCGGGCCAGCGGCTGAGCATTGGCGGCATGTGATTCAGCGGCCTGGCCGGTGGCGGCCTGCTCCGGCTTGGCATCAGTAGCATTGGCGGCAGGCTGCGGCTGAGCGGACTGCTGAGGCGCAGGCGCTTGCTGCTGGGTGGCATTGGCGGCAGGAGCTGGCGCACCACCCTGACGGCCCTTGCGGGTAGCACCAGCAGCAGGCGCTGTGGCGCCGGCCTGGGCTCCGGCGGCAGCACCAACGGAGTTGTTGATGGCGGCGCCCTTGGCGGTATCGACGGCCTTGTTATTGTCGTCGAACCATTCTTCAAGCGTAGTCATGCCATCGCGCAGGCTGTGAAACATGCCCTGGAGATCCGCAAAGTCGTCATCGTTAAACGTCTGCATGGGCTTCTGCGAGCGGATCTCCAGCATTGCCCGCGTGATACCGAACTTGGCCAGCACACCCAGCGCACGCTCGATACGCTGGTCGATGGTGACGCCACCGGCCAGTGTCTTGCGGCAGGTTTCTACGGCCTGCTCCTGCAGCCACTTCGGCAGGATTGCCATGATGCGACCACGCAGGCGGCGGCCGGCCTTGTTGGCGATCAGCTCGTCGATATCGCGCTCGCTCTTTGCCGGCCGGCTGTTGCCACCGGACAGGTCGATGATGTGCTTCACAGTGAAGCTGGTACTCGAGCGGGTATTGCTCTGGAGGTCTTTGGCGAAAACTTCCACTTCGGAAAAGTCCGCACCACGACTCAGCTCACGGTGACCGAATTCGATATTCCCCCAGCACAAGGCAATCTGCTCCGCCAGGCGGATGCTCGGGCCGGAAATGGTTTCACGGCCGCGCGGGAAGCTGTAAAAGGCCTTTTCAGCCATAGACTGCTGCTGGCAGATCACCTTGATATCGTCCATAGCCCCCTTCACATTGCGCGGGAAGCGCTTGGCGATGGCCAGTGCACCCTGGGCCTCTGCAACAGCGCGCGACGTTTCTATCGCAACAGCGCCCTGATTCAGCCCGGTTGACGGCAGATGGTCACTATTGAAAGCCTCTTCATAGCTGCCCTGCCGCATCGGGGTGGCCACCCCATCTTCTTTGGTCTGCATGGTTAATCTCCACAGTTGGTAATGTTGAGCGGGTTCTCAGAAACATAGGAAACGAAAAGCTGCAAGCCCGACTCCAGCGCTTCTTCCTTGAATACCCCGTAGGTATCCAGGTCCAGCGATTCGATGCCGTCCACGCACATGATGCCCAGCGTACCAGCGCGCATTTTGGCGATTTCCACGGAAATTTGCACCTTCTGCGCAGTATTAAGCCGGTCGAAGGCTATGCCGTCGCGGAATATGTCTCCGTTTACGATTTCCAGTCCGGTGATGGGAAGCTTGCTCATCAGCTCCAGCTTGTAGTCATGCAGGTGCTGGAGCACGCCATCCTGGAATACTGCCTTTTCCTTCAGGGTGGTCAGGTCCACATCGAGAATGCGGATATTTTCAAGCGTAGCCTCCGACCGCGAGCGCTGGCCTTCCTGCTCCTGCAGCCTGGTAATGCGCGCAGTGAGCTCGTTGTTTTTGACGGCGATGACTTCCAGCCGCTTGTCCTTAATCTCGGCCGCTGCGGTTTTCTTCACGTCGGCTTCGGCATTGATTACTTCGATCTGACTGTCGTACTGCTCGCGTGCCACGCGCACAGCCTCATCATAAACAGCCTTGGCGTCCGTGCGTCGCTGGGAAAAGCCAACATTGTAACTATCCAGCTGTTTCTGCACCTTGTCGAGAAAGATATCCCGGCTTTCAAGCAGGGCGCGCTGTTCGTCGAGCAGGGTGGCCAGGCTCTCACTGACGGCATTTTGAATTTCTTCTGGCAGCGTCTGGCGCAACTGCTTGATCGTCGATTCTTTCTCGGCCACCAGCCTGTTGGTCACCGTGCGCTCATCGAAGACGGCTTTATGCGTGGCATGGATGGCGTCAAAAGCATGGCAATTAACCAGCTCCGGCGCCAGCGGAATGCCGCACTTTTCCTCCATGTCAGCCTGGTCGACTTTCAACGGCATGGCCTGAAGCAACACATTCAGCCGGTCCTTCGGCTTGGCCAGCAGGAATTCAATAGGGTTGATAGAAAGCATGTCGACCATGCCATCCAGCACACTCTGCGGGCGCTCTACCTTGGTGCCATTCTTCGTGATAGTCAGTGTAGATGCTGTGCCATTGTCCTTGAACACGCGGCGGATGTTCGTGCCGTCATTCAGCACCAGTACCCCTTCGCCTTTGCTGGCGCCCTTATGCACCAGGGAGGCATCGGAGCCGCCCTTGATGATAGCCTTGATGCCATCGAGAATACTGGTTTTGCTGGCGCCATTCTTGCCAGATATTTCAACAAAACGGCCGGCATCAAATTCCAACTCTTCGATGCCAAGCACGTTCAGCAGTTTCACATGTGAAATGTATAAACTTTTCATCACTTTCTCCAGGTCCAGGGCGGCAGGTCAAGGGGCATGGCTTCAGACTTCGTATAGTCGTACCAGTACCCCGACGCATCACATTCAGCTATCAGGTCGGCCAGGCGCTGGCACTCTGCGCGAGCCAGTTCAATATCATGTTGCTGTGCATAATAGATTCCGATCTGAAAAGGCGGCTCTTTCTCCACAGCAAGAAAAACAAAATTCTCGGCCGTCCAGCCTACTGCCAGCTCCATCGTATCCAAATACCACGGAGGCTGAAGATAATAGGTGTAGTTGGTGGCATCCAGAGCAAACCCGCGCGGGCTGGCGTCCTTTGTTGACTTCAAATCAATAATCAGCTCCCCGGATTCGATAATCTTGTCCGGCCGGCATTTGCGCAGAAGACCATTTTTCGGGTCATATCCGTAAAAGCTGTTTTCGATCATACCGCCATCGGCGCGCGCAAAATGGCGCGCTACCGGATGCCGGTGAACAGCATCACGCATTTTCAGCAAGAGGTCGTGCTCGCCAACATCGACCACCACTTTATGCTTGTTCTGCGCCATGAAATCGGCAAACTCCTGCTTGCCCACTTTGGTGCGCTTATTGATGCTGGTGGGTGCAATAACCACGGTACTGGACAGTAGGTCAGGCTCCAGCACAGCTGTGTGAAAAGCTGTACCGAAGTTTTTATCGGAGGCCCCGTCTTCTTCTACTACCTCTTTTTTTTCCTCATCAGTTTTCCGGTAATGAAACCGGTAAAAGGCTGGCGATACGGCCATCTTGTCCAGATGCGATTTTGATACACCGGGGCCATTGTGATAGTCGTCGTTCGATACGCCTGGGTAGTGACCAGGGATAAAGTCTTGCATGTGTTCTCTCCAGCGACTCCTGCCGCCTAGAGAATGCTGCCTCAAAAAAGAGGAAGGCGCAAGCCTGATTTGCTCAAAAATGACAAAATGTCGGCTTGACGGGATGCCAGATGGGACGGCTATACTTACGCAAATTTGAGTGACGAGGTAGCCGTGAGCGAGACAACAGTAATAGAGAAGCCCGAATCCACGGACTTTGAGGCAGAGTTTCAGCAAGCCCTTGATGAGATTGAACGTAATCTGAAAGTGGCCGGCCGCTCCCTGTCCGAAGCCTGCGAGGCAGCCGGCGTAGCGCGGGCCACCCCTGATCGCTGGGCAGCCAAGCCCCCCAAGTCCGTAGAGCTGATCGCCGCTCTCCAGCGGGTGGCGCGTGGCTGGCGTGAAGAGGCAGAAGCGGCAAAGCTGAAAGAGCAGGCACAGGGCGGCGCCGGTGGCGCGCAAGGCGCTAATGGATGAACGCTGGCCGACCCCCACCGGCCGGCTTTCGCGTTGTCCTGAGCTTCATCGCTTCCTATGCAATCTGCCTTTTCGTGCAATGGGTAATCGATAAGGTTTTCGGGCTACCATTTGATTGGCGAGCCAACTTAATAATGGGCGTCGTGTTCACGACAATAAATATTGGGCGCCCTCTCCTATTAACTTTTATTTTGTCCCTATTTGGGTATAGCGACAGGAGTAAGTAATGCACCTTTTTCTTATCATTCTTTTGTGCATTGTCGGTGTGTATCTGCTGTTTGGATGCTTCGCCGGGCTGCATATGACTTTCAGCAAATCCCCAGCGGCTGCAGCTGCTCGTACCAGGATAGAACGCGATATTTCAGCCTCGGCCGGTAACAGCAAAATTACCTATTATGTCCTTTGGTTGCTTGCCTACGTCTATACCATTGTTGGTTCTGGCGCCATGGTGCTGCATATCGCTTTCAGCAAGCCAGCAGCAAAGTAATCATGATATCGCTACGCCCGCATCAGGAAAAAGGCGTCAAGGAGATCCGCGCGAAGATGCTGGAGGGCTTTCGCGCCGTTCTTTATCAGTTAAGTACAGGTGCCGGCAAAACGTACCTTTTCAGTTTTATAACCGAAAAGGCGGCGAATAAAGGAAACTCGGTTTTTATTATTGTTCATCGCAAGGAACTGCTAAAGCAGGCCAGCCGCAGCCTGGATAACCTGAAAGTATCTCACGGGCTAATCAGCCCTCACTTTACTCCTCGTCCGCGCGAGTTGGTGCAGGTAGCCAGTGTTGATACCTTATTGGCGCGTATTAAAAACGGCCAGCTGCCTTATAAGCCTGATTTACTGATCGTCGATGAGGCCCATCATTTTGTGGCGGGCAACAAGTGGGGGAAAGTTTACGATGCTCTTGGCGCTCCTGTTACGCTGGGAGTTACAGCTACCCCGGTACGATCTGACGGCAAGGGGCTTGGCATTCATGCTGATGGCCTGTTCGATACTATAATTCTAGGCCCCCCCATGCCGGAGCTCATTGAATTGGGCTTCTTAGTCAAGCCGGAACTGTACGGGCCTCAGCACAATGTTGACCTGACTGGGGTAACCCTGAATGCCAACGGGGAATACAACTCTATCCAGCTCGCGCAGCGGATGGAGGGACAAAAGCAAATCGTCGGGGACGCCGTCGAGCGCTATAAAGAGGTGTGCCCTGGCGCAAAGACTATCGTTTTTGCTGCCAGCGTAAAGCACGCCAACGATATCGTTGATCGTTTTAACGCTGCCGGCTTCCGTTTCAAGCTCCTGGTCGGGGCTCCCGCTATGTCCGATGAGGCGCGTGATTCAGTAAACCGGGAATTGGCGTCTGGAGCAATACATGGGGCTGTCACCGTCGATCTGGTGTCAGAAGGTTATGACCTTCCTGATCTGGAGTGCGGCATTCTTCTTCGGCCTACACAGTCAGAAGGGCTTTTTCTCCAGCAGGTGGGCCGCATCATGCGCCCGAGTCCCGGCAAGACTGGCGCCTTTATTCTGGACCACGTTGGCAATATTGGCCTTGTCCGCGATGACGTATTTATCAGCAATCACGGACTGCCCTGGGCCTATCGTGAATGGACCCTGGATGGACGCAAAAAGGGGCGTCGAAATAAGGACGCTGAAGATGAGGTAGAGGCGAACAAGCGGTGCCCCATCTGTTTCCGCATTCACCCTGTAACACAGGTTTTTTGTGGGAATATCCCTGCTGAAACGCCTGTGCCGGGCACAAAAAAGAAGTGCCCCGCCTGCTGGGCTCTCCGTCCCGTCGAAATGACTCTGTGTGATTGCGGGCATGTTTTCCGCATATCGCCATTTTCCGACGGGTGCGGTTATGAATGGGTGCCGACCGGGCGCTCCATAATGGAGGTCGAGGGCACTATCCAGAAAATGGATGTGACGGCCATCGAGGCGCAGGAAGAAGTAAACCGTCTCAGCCGGGCTGAGCGTGGACAAGCCAAGACCAAGGAAGAGTTGGCGGATTGGGCAAAGACCCAGCCCAATATAAAGAGCCCGACAAAATATGCTGAAAACGTGCTCAAGGCCCGCGACGAGAAGGCAGAGAGAATTAAGCGCATAAAGCAGGCCCTGTCGGCTTCCAAGCAGCCCATCTGGTCGCCAGCAGGCTGGAATGCCTTTGTTAGCGCTTCCGAGCTGGGCGAGCGCGCCATGCGGGTAGCAATGAACAGTGTCATGCGTACGGATGCCGCCGGGACCATGCTGCTTTATGTCCGGCCGGCCATGGAGAAGGATGCAATTAAGTACGTCACTGACCAGATAATCAAGCGCCTCCAGGATGTGCTGGTGCGCTGCAAGGTAGAGGTTATTTTGAAGGAATGCCTGGGGCAGACTCCCGCGGAGTACCAGGCGGCAAACAACACCATAAGTGCCCAGCCGTCTTTGCTTCAGGCGGCTGACGAGGCAATCAACTTTTAGGGGTAGGACATGCGCGGCGTAAACAAGGTGATTTTGGTTGGCACGCTCGGGAAAGATCCTGAAGTGAAGTTTCTCCCGAACGGCAATGCCGTGTGCAATTTCTCCATGGCGACCAGCGAGGCCTGGCGCGACAAGAACAGCGGTGAAATGCAGGAGGCTACCGAGTGGCATAATATTGTCATGTTCGGCAAGGTGGCAGAGATTGCCGGCGAATATCTGCGCAAAGGCTCCAAGGTCTACATCGAGGGCAAACTCAAGACCAGGAGCTGGGATGACCAGGCCACCGGCCAGAAGCGCTACAAGACCGAAGTGCAGGCGGACCAGCTCCAGATGCTGGACAACAAGGCCGCCGATGGCGGTGGTGGCGGCCAGCAGCAGGCCGCTCCTGCCCAGCGCCAGCAGGCGGCGAACCGCCAGGCTGCGGCGTCCAAGGATGAAATGCCGCCGCGCGAACAGCAGTTCAGTGATGATATTCCTTTTTGATTTGATATTCCTTTTTATTATGGTTATCCTTTATTTTTTAGGAGATAGCCATGAAATTTTGTAATACCTGTGGAACTGAAAAAGCAGAATCAGAATTCCATATACGAAAGGCATCTGTTGATGGTCTTTGCGCAAAATGCAAATCGTGTATGACTGATTATGATAAAAAAAGAAGTGGAGACAAAAATAGAGTTGCCAAGCGTAAGGAATATTCGCTGAGTATTGTCGGTATTGCTGCTGGAAAAAAAGCAAAAGAAAAATATATAGAAAAAAACCCAACGAAAAGAAAGGCTCATATTTTGGTTGGTAATGCAATACGTGATAAGAAGCTTTTTAAGGAGCCATGCGAGGTTTGCTTTACAGAAGAAAATATTTGTGCTCATCACGATGACTACGCCAAACCATTGAATGTCCGCTGGTTATGCGCCCTTCATCACTCGCAATGGCATCAAGAGCATGGGGAATCGCTTAATCCCTAATATTTTGACAAAAGCCGGTCGGGACAGCACTATCAGGTTTCTTACCTTGTGGTTGCTATCCCCGCCCGAATTTTCGGAATCAGCGGGGATTTTTTATGGACGCCATTTCATACCGTAACGAAGAGGGCCTGATGTATACCAAGGTGGTGTACGAGAAAGGCCGCTGCGTCTCGTCCTGCAGCCGGTACTTTATGGAGGGCTGCCTTGCCCGCCACCTGCTCGACAACATGACTCGTGATGAGCGCCGGGCATGGGTGGAAATGTGGGGTGCCCGGCAGAAACACCTGAGTCATGATGAGCGCCAGACTGCCATGCAGCACATCCGGGATACCGTGATTGAAGAGTGGAATTTCAGGAAGTCCCAGCAGACACAGGCGGATGCAGCATGAGAGAGAGCAGCGTCAGCAAAAAACTAATGCTGTTCCTGAGCCGCGCCGGTGCGGTCCTATTCAGAAACAATGTCGGCAAGAGCTGGATCAGCTCTAACTTTGTTGAGCTGGGTAACGGTGATGTGCTGGTGAAAAATGCTCGCCGCTTCCATTCCGGGCTTGTGGACGGGTCGCTTGATCTGGTCGGTTGGTACTCCATTATCATCACCCCGGACATGGTGGGCAGCAAGGTTGCGGTTTTCACGGCCATTGACTCGAAGCACAGTAATGGTGGTGACCGCAAGAAAGAGAATCAGCTCAATTTTATCTACCAGGTCAATGATGCTGGTGGGATAGCAGGTTTTGCGTCCTCCGAAGAAGAGGCTATGCAGGTGCTGGAGCGCGGTGTTTCGCGGCTCCGTACCAACGGTTGATGTGTCGGCTAGGTCTGGCCGCCGAACGATCCCCCAAGTGATCCGCCGACGCATCATTCAATACTTGGGATAATAAGAGCCACTTGGGGGCCCAATGAGTAATGAACTGCCAAAAACGTCGCAACAGGATATTGACCGTGCAAACGCCAATATCCTCGAAGTGGTCGGCGAGTTTATTGACCTGAAAAAACAGGGTGCAGAGTGGGTAGCCTGCTGCCCGTTCCACAATGAAAAGTCGCCATCGTTCAAGGTTAATCAGAACAAAGAAATGTATTACTGCTTTGGCTGTGGCGCCAGCGGTGATGCCGTCTCGTTCGTGATGGAGTTCAAGGGCTTCAATTTTCCTGACTCGGTGCGCTACATCAATGGCGAGCCCACGAAGGCCAATATCGTCCGTCCGCCGGCCGACCAGCGCCCATCTTTTGCGCAGCAGCGCCAGCAAGCACGCCAGTTCGAGCTGATTATTCCGGTACCTGATCATGCTGAGCCTCCGCCCTCTGTTCACTCAAGGCATGGCAAGCTTACTTCCATGTGGCCTATCCGTATGCCGGATGGCGAACATATCTACGGTTATGTCGTGCGTTTCGATATCCTCCGCCGTGACCCGGAAACCGGTGAAATGCGTCCAGGCAAGGAAGTGCTGCCGCTGACCTACTCGGTTGATACGGAAACCGGTGAAGAGGGCTGGCGCTGGGCGGCGCTGCCGAAGCCGCGGCCTATATATGGCCTTGAGCAGTTGGCTACCCCTGGCATGGTTGTGATGGTGGAGGGTGAGAAGACCGTCGACGCAGCGCGCCGGCTCCTGCCACAGTTCCAGGTAATCAGCTACCTGGGTGGAGGCAAGGCCATCGAGCATACCGACTGGCTTCCGCTGAAGGGTCGCAAGGTGCTGATCATCCGCGATGCCGACCAGGAGGGCTATGTCACCACGTACGGCCGGCTGGGCGAGGATGGCGAGCTGGAGCGGCGTGGCCTGGTGCATATCCTGCTCGAGCAGGGTTGCATCGTGAAGTGCTCGGAGCCGCCGGCCGACTACCCCAGGGGCTGGGATCTCGCCGACGCTGAGACTGACGGCTGGACACCTGACGACGTGCTGGCATGGGTCAAAAAGCATATGACGGACCCGCTTCCGCCATCACCCCCGAAGAAAAAAGCATCGGTCGATAATGAGCAGGTACCGGAGCCTGACGCGCACGACGAAATGATGGCCGACCGCTTTGCAGATGAAGAGGACGGCGAGCAAGAGGTAATGCTTGATCAGTCTGATCTGCCACCCCAGCCGAAAAGCACGGCAGGCATTGACGGCCACAATCAGCCATGGGATTTCCTGGGCTATGACCGGGACTACTACTTTATCTACCACCACGGTAAAAAGCAGATCCTGACGCTTACCGTCGGCAGTTTTGGAAAGAATGGCCTTATTACCCTGGCGCCGCTCAACTGGTGGGAAAAAAGCGATTTCATGGCGAACAAGAAAAAGCCTGAAATTGACACAGATGCTGCGCTCGATTGGATTGTGCAGGCCTGCATTGCCAAGGGCGTATTTGATCCATCATGCGTGCGTGGCCGTGGGGCCTGGGAAGACGAAGAACGGCTGGTGTTCCACCTGGGCGACCGCCTGTGGGTGGATGGCAAGATAACGAATCTGGAGGAAATTAACTCGAAGTTCGTTTATGAGCGCAAATTCAGGATGCCCACGCTACCTGAAACAGCGCTGACCACGGCCGAGGGCCAGCACATACTGGAAATCTGCCGCAAGTTCCGCTGGAGTATGCCGGCTAGTGGTGCCTT